ATGTTCGCGCTGGTACTTTTTGTGTGTTACCTGGATGGAGGATGCGAGGATATCGTCGTGGACATCTACGATACCGAGCAGCAATGTCTTTATTCGATGGACGATCAACGGATTCGCCACGGCGGCTGTTTTCCGGTGGAGGATTTTATCGACGGTTTCTGGCGACCGGCACAGCAATATAGCGATTTTTAACCCTGGTCGCTAATGCCGCTATTGTATCCGCGCTAACGTCAATTGCCCGCCAAATACCGCGCCCGTATCGATATAGTGTACGTTGGCGAAATCCATGCGTCGACGCAACGGCGTATGGCCAAACCAAAAATGATCGGCGCCGCTAATCCCGCCGCGCTTATTCATGAGCCGTTCGCGGCTCCAGAGAACCTGATGTAAGTCGACCTTTTTTTGCCATTGATAGGTTGACGCTGGATAATCAGCATGAGCGATCACATGCGTGCTATGGCGGCAGCGAACTTCCAGTATCCAGGGCAGCTGCTGACAAAGGATAAAAAGCACTTCAGCTTGCGCAGCGTGTTCAGCCGTCAGGCGGATAAACCAGTCGCCACCATTCATCAACCACAGTGCCGACTGCGATGAGGCCCGCGCATCCAGCGCCATTTGTTCATGATTGCCGCGAACTGCCGTCATCCAGGACTCACGCAGTAAAGCCAGGCAGCCCAGGCTGTCCGGGCCTCTATCAATAATATCGCCCACAGAAACTAACAAGTCTTGTTGCGGATCAAATCGACACTCACGTAACTTTTTCATTAACATTGAAAAACAGCCGTGAATATCGCCGACCACCCAGACATGCCGCCAATTCTTTCCCTCAATTCGCTGATAACTCTCTTCAGGCCACATCATGTTTTTCCTGTCGTTCATTATCCTGGACAGATATAAAAGGATAGCATGTGCAGATTTTTTTGCTTAGTAAACGTACTCTGTTGTAAATAGCGTATTTCAACAGTAGAAAATAAATTTTTTGTTACCATCGCAATAAAATATAACTGACTGCGCCAGAGAGCGTTATCCCCTGGCGCAGCGAGCTACTCACTATCGCCTGTTCCGTTCAATATTTTCCCTCCTTAAAAACATATCGGAAACATAAACCACATCGCCTCAACACACGATACAGCACACTCTTTAGCGGAGTGATCCTCAAGACAAACCAGCGCCAATGCGGGTGTCGTTACCGTGGCTACCATCGCCCCCACAAATAGGAGCAGCATAATTTTTTTTAAAGGCGGCATAACCTCTCCTTACAGTTAACAGACCATTAATCCTTATCGAGACATCATCCATGCGCGGGTATCATAGACTTAACAGCACGCGGCGTTACAACTAAAGCTGTCTGGTTATGCAGCTATTTAGAGTAATAACAATTATTTTAAGTGTTAAAGATATCCTTTTGATTTTTATATTAAAATAAAGATGACGACGTTTTGTTAAAAGCGTCGTCATAAAAATGAGTATATAGTTTCAGAAAATCTGCTATCAATTCAGATGGGTAATAGTAGTATTGTATTTGCTATCTTCAAGAGGCATTCTGAAGATACTTATTCGCAATATTTTCCATAGTTAACTGAAATTGTTGTGGCGTCGGCATCGCCCCCTCATTAAACAACGACGTAACTTCTTTCATAACGATTTTCTCAGCATACGCTTTAAAAGACACCTGCTGATTATAATTTATAAACATATGCGGATATTTAATGCTCGCTGAAGCAATGAGGGGGATGACAAAAGGATTCGCCCCTGCCCCACTTGGAGTAAATACACCGTTTTTTATCTCTCCAGGTAGCCCCGCATTCTGCGCAGCCTCTCCTATCTCTTTCAGAAAGGGGATAATACTGACCCCTTTACTGATGAGTAATTTACAACATTGATCTTTATTATTACTGTACACAGCTGATAACATGGCTTCGCATGTCTGACGAGCATAGGCCGGATCTTTACTCGCATTAACTTTAATATCCAGACTGTTGAGTTTTTGCAGCATAAAATCTTTAACAATTTTACTGGTTACTACTGCCCTACCATCAGAAGCGTTCCCACGATGAAAATGGGTAGTCGGTATGTCTGTTTGCAGGTGCAGGCTAAAACGATCTGACAGACTCGTCGACAGGCTGATAAAGCTATTTCTAACGGCAGTAATACTTTTTGCAAAAACGTCCTTCTCTGTTGTTTTTTCTTTTACTGGTTCAACGTCGCTTCTATGGATTCTGTAGGGCTGGGTGGATAGTGTTACGTTTGTCACGGTAGTTCTCCTTTTGGATACCTATGCATAGCTACACTTTATTTATATTTCTTGCTTTCAAAAAATAGCCACCTTTGCCACAACCATTTTACGCATTGATCTTTATAAATTTTATTTTCCTGATAAATCTTGCCTCCTATCACTTAGCCTGTTTTTTCAGCACAATGTGATCAACTTTTATCCAGGAACGTTTTTACTGGGGCAATCCTGAACAGGCAAAACATCACTCCAGTTCAGCTGCTGCATCACACAACACATTCATGAATATTATTATTTATGCTGATGTTGTTACGATTTTGCCCCCATTCACAGGCTGACTGCCAATTATCCAGCTAGCAAGTTAGCCACTTTTCAAAACCAATAAAGTCTCCACTCCATACCTCTCCGCCACACTAATTATTATCAAAAAATCAATTAATTAACTGATTTTTATATATTATGGCTTTTCATGGCGTTCAGAAGAACTACAAATTCAAATGGATTGACTCATTTATTAGAGGTCAAAAAAACGTACCGAAAGAAATAATTAGTAACAATTGAAACACTATTCCAATCATAACGTAAACTATATGATACCAAACGATTATTATTGCTTTTAGGTAACATCCTGGTAGAACTGTGTTTAAAGCAACAATACTCTAACACAACATACAACATTATAACTTACAATAGGTTAACAAATGGAATTACAGCTTATGCTTAACCACTTTTTCGAGCGCGTCAGAAAGGATGCAAATTTTAACGCATTTATAATCGATCTGGAATACAATAATATCGCTTATTACATCTATTTTGTGGCTACCGGCAATATTAAAATCATTACCCATGCTGGCCACTTCATTTCTATTAATAGCACCAGAAAGCTGATTAAAGTCAATTCAACAACGAATACGGAATTAATAAAATTGACTTCAGCTAAACACTTTTCGGGGGAGCATTCCTATGAAAAATACTGTAATGATCTGGCAACATCAGGCGTTTTTAAATGGATTGTTGAATTAAACCAAAAAACTCGACAATACTGGTCAAAAGACAACAAATTATTATATATAGAAAATGTGGTCATGCCGCTTTAACAAACCAGGGTAATCATAGAGTCAGTCGTGACATCCGGCGTGTTACGACTGCGGGTAATCCATTAGAGACCATAATGAGAGTCTGACTGCGACGGTACCCTGTGCAATCCAACCGACGCGGCAACGTTTGATACGACTCTCCACAACAGCATCTCCAGGATCAGGAGATATGATTTTCAAAGCGATAGCGACTAAAAACTCAAAATATTTGTCTGCTATTTATATTCTGTCTAATTAATACCCTCCAGGAAGTGTGGCATAATTGCAGAACCTGTCAGGATTCCGGAAGCATACCGGTGCGTAATCGAAAAACCATCTGGAGATGTATGAGCAAGGATGAAATCAGTTATCAAATTCTTTACCGGTACCATCTGGAAAAGCTGTACAGTACCCTTACCAGAAGAGTGGATAACGTGCTGTCATTTGCCCTCGTTTTTCTCGGGGTCGGCGTCACCCTAAACATCGGGAGTCCTTTTATTCTGGGACCAGGCGTTGTGGGTATCTCCATACTAAAAAGAGTGTTCCGCTTCGGCACCCGATCAACACAGGCCGACAGGCAGTCCCGCGCCTGGTTGAAACTTTTTAATACTCAGCACCGCTTTACTTCAGATAAAACCTTGTTCCTTACCATCACATCTCTTGAGCAAGACGCGAGCGAAGTATGGTCCATGCTTATTGGTCCTGCCCTGGTCATGACAGAGACCGCCCTCGGGAAAACGCCCATTGAGCCATTGACGGCGGGTGAAAAACTCTGTGCATTTTTGAGTGGCGCGACGAAATCCCAGCCAGCAGATCGCTATTAACCTGTCTTCTAAACGCCTGTGCCATACCACAGAGATTTAGTATAAAATTAATTACGTTTATGTGGAGTACTAACGCTGCCAGCAGGTCTCTCTGAGAGAAAGATTCGTGTTATACGCTCAGCTCAGTTTGCAGCTTATGTAACAGCGCAATATGCTTTGTATCCGGCCCATGTCGCCTACAAGCTGCTGACTGAGTACCTCTGGCTGTGCCACGGGCGTAGGACAATTGGTTAAACTCCATCCCCGCCCACCCCTTATCAATTATTTTATGGTAGCGAGAATGTATCTCCCAAGCGAACGGAATACCGGTAAATGCGAGTACGCTTTTTTACCTTGCCCATAACAGCCCCTAAAGAGGTAATGAATGTTCGCTGAATATACCAACATCATTCCAAAAAAATGAAATGCCATCACCTCCAGGAATAAGCTATTGAGGCCAACAGCTACATCGACCAGAACTATCTCCCCTCTTCACTCCTGGATCGCATGAAAGACGTGCCTTCGTTCACCGCGTCTGCATGGCTTGAGCGTTACGAGGTAATTCTGGAGCGATGCGCGTTGAAACCCAATACGATGAAGGTCAGGCGTGGTGGACGAAAGCCAGGACCGTTAACACCAGATGGGCTTACACAGGCGTTTCCAACGGTCAGAGATTCTACTGGTTTAAAGTTCGGCCCTAACCCACCATCTTTTCACGAGATAAGAAGTCTGGCGGGGCACCTATATGAGCGTGAGCGAGGAGAGGATTTTGCACAACGCTTACTGAGCCACAAAAATTTTACGTATAGCTCCTCTGACCAAACAATCACTGCCCAATACAGTACTTCCTTCTTCCATTGGGGGGCTTCCGATGCCAAATGTCCATGTAGACGAAGGCTTAATAGTGATGCCAATAAAAGCGATCGCGAAAAGTTGAACAGGTGGCTAGTTTCAGATTAAACACATTGATTAGTCATCCTGAACAAGTAGAATCCGCCGCAACTGGCAACCATTCAATACTCGCACTATCGAACGATCGCCAGTTTGCCGCAGCCCGTTCTTGCATACGATATGGCTGCGGCTCCCTCACATCAGGAATGTGAAAATCGGGGTAAACCTGCCACTTAACCTAAAGCAGGTCTTCATAGCGAGTTGTATATTATGGCGAGAAGACAACCTCATCTGTAGTCATTGTTTAAATACTGATTAAACATTGGGAATGAGGATAATGAAACAAGTATATTTGATGTTTGTGCTCCTGTTATCACTTTCAGGTATTCATTCCGCCATGACCAAAAGCTGGCAGGAGATTAAAGAAAGTGGAGAGTTACGCGTGGGGGGACCTGGTGACTATGCTCCACTCGCATTTCATGACCGACAAAATAAATTGACCGGTTTTGATATTAATATGGCGTATTCGCTGGGCAAGGCACTACATCTAAAGACCCGGTTTGTGCCTTCAGTATGCCCTGCAGTGATGAAAACGCCAGACTGACTGGTTCTGATTTTCTGATTAAATGCAAAAGATATAAGGAAATATCATTATACTAAAACCACCACATTGTAATGCACATTCAGCAAGCGATCCCCCTTTATCCTCACAAACCAGTGCCATTGCAGGTAGTGATACAATAGATATTGAGAATGCTAAAATGATCATCAGAAATAAACGTTTAACTCTATTCATAATATCTCCAAAAATTCAAGAGAATGCAAACACAGGAGTTGAAAAATGCAATATTGCCAATCCAGACAAGAACTAATAAAACCAATTCAAGCCATCAACATGTCACCTGCCCTGCATCGCAGGTAACGAAATATTTTTATTCTTGTTTCTAGGATATCACATACAGATCATTTCATGTGATTATCTCAAAACTATTGATTAAGAATTTACTTAAATAAAAAACAATAAGCATAATATTTTCCTTTAAGTAAATTTTCGCTCAACAAACTTAATTATTTATTCAATGTCGATGAAGTATAAACTATGCTAGAAATGAAGGATATCAACAGCAAGGATAATCTGAGTATTTAAAGGTGAAATTATGAAAAATTATATATTTTTACCATTGCTTATGGTGCTGTCGGCGACAGCCTTTTCAGCATCAGCGGTGGCTGCCAGTGATTCAAAGCCCCCACCAGATAATACAAAACACTCCTCCAGTGGCTGGCCGCCAAAACCCGCTTCATTTATTCACCCACCATGGTGTGACAACTGGCCACCAGATATAGAGAAACCTGAGGACTGGTGTCAGATTTGTGGTTGTTAATTTTTTACAGAAAACTATAAAAACCATATCAGGACTGATGGTATATCTGGTCATTATGTTTATCAGTTCCTGCTGAACTGAATATTACTTTAGGCTGGCGTGTTTTATTAACGTCAGCCTGTTTTTTCAGAACATTATATTACTGGCTTACAGGCACATCAGGCCAGTCAGGTTTTCTCTGCGTGATCTACCAGTATATCTGACAGCACAGCCGTACAGGTAAAATGCCCCCCCATCCCCACCCCGCAGCCGTCCACGGATATCGCCCATCCTTTCTTCCGGCGTAAAATCTTTAGCGGCAAACAGTGCCGGATGCTGTCGGTGTGCTTCTTCCAGCAGGCCACTGGCATAACCCTTAGTATCTGCGGTGACTCCCATTCGGTACCGAATACTGCACTGGACGAATAACGGCAAAATGCCGCCCCCAGACAAAAGAAAGTCTCCGCTTTTTCACTGCCGGACACCTCCTGAAGTTCATAGCAGTCTATTATCTACTGAATGTGTTCTTCCTGTAACAACCAGTCATCCAGGTAAGGTTCAAAAATCTCACCCAGCTTCAACTGTGAGTCATTGTCCACCATTTTAACATCTGAGGTACCAGATAAGGCTGCCGTTCGGAACTGCTCTTTCACTTCACCCTCAGGAAGTAATATATCCAGAATTCGCCCGACCTCATGTGCCGTATAGTTCGAGGACATATTGCGCATAATCCAGTGGAGCCAACACGCTCCCCCAAGATCGAAGTCGCTCGCGATCGTCTGAGACTGGATGTATATAACAAAATTAGGGAGGCAGCAGAACAACTTCCTGCATGGTTCCCGCTGGCTATGGATCTAGCCCTTGTCACCGGACAGCGACGGGATGATCTATCATGTATGAAGTTCAGTCACATTATTGATGAGCGACTGTACGTTAAGCAAATCAAGACCGGGATGAAAATCGCTCTGCCACTTTCGCTCAACCGTCCTTCCCTGGGTTTACGCCTCAGTACGGTGATTGAGCGTTGCCGCCTGGTAAGCCGTAGCGAATACCTTATCAGCGCTGGCATACGCAAAAACAGCCCGAACGGGAGTATTCATCCTGATAGCCTGACTAAAAAATTTGTTGCGGCTCGAAAATTGACCGGAATAAATTTCAGTGAAAACCCACCGCCGTTTCACGAGATCCGCAGCTTATCCGGACGACTGTATAAAGATGCTTACGGGGAAGGGTTTGCTCAGAAACTCCTGGGGCATACTTCCGAGAACACAACAAAAATGTACCTTGATGAGCGAGACGAAAAGGCATACATGATGCTCTAATTTTCTGTTTTAAAAAATGTTAAATCAGATTTTGTTGTGATATAAAGAAAAAAAGACCGAATACAGAAATTCGGACAAATTTCGGACATTTTCGGACAAGCGTTTTTAATTGTTTGATTTGTAAGGAAAATAAAAAGAGACCGAATACGATTCCTGTTCTCGCCAAAAATAAAAATTCCACTTTAAATTCATAAAGTTAAACAAAAAAACCACTATTTTATCGTCTGAAATACGTTCCGTTGTGTTCTAATAGATTCAATTAGTTATCAATTTTTCCGTTTTAATTCGGGCAGATTTCGGGCAAGTTTTCCTCTCATTGTTAGCTCTCCTGACTGCATGAGTAATAACATTTTTTTAACGAATAACGATTTTTTTCTTAACCAACTATGGGATTTTTACAAGTTCACCAGATGCCGCAAACAGCCATTTTATTTATCTTATGCCCTTAATTTTCTCGTAACTCCCCGACCAAATCGCCGTCACGTACAGCTAGGTAGTAACGACAGTTATGATTAAAAAAGTCTACCAAACACCACCTAACATTAAAATACACCACATAGAGATCAACAGGTTAGGTTACATTCTCGAATGACTTGCAAAAAGGATAACCCTCTTATTAAGAAACACAATGTAATACATTGAATAATTTTATGACAAATATAATGTTTACCATCAGTAATCCTAACATTAAATTCAGTATAGCTTAATTTTATCATGTTTACTGTACCCAAATTTCTTTCAGATATTTTTTAATACTTATAATGGAATAACAAAGTGAAACAGAGACAACACAGCTTAATAATTATCATCGGTTTAATAATAGTCTCATATGGTGTTAATAAAGTTGTTTTCGCGAGAGACTCATCTATCCCATTTCTTTCTACTTTGTCTTTTTTATTAATTTCTTTTTATTTATTGAGATGTAAAAATCTGGTACCACGTATTAGTGGTTACTTTCTCATATTTTTACTTTCATCGGAAATTTCATATTTCATCGTTTTCAATGAACAGATATCTTTTGACGTTATCAGTTCCGTTGTGGAAACAAACCTTATCGAAGCGAAAGGAATGTTTTTAAGTGATGGGGTAAAAATTATTGGAATAGCAATTATATTAACCTTAGCGATTAGTTATGGAGTAATTAAACTTTATAAAAATCAGGATAACTTCAAGTGGATTCCCGGGCTGGCGATTTTTCTGTATTTATTAACAGCACTCATGATCGTAAATGATGTGTGGCCACAAGTAAACGATATCAAAATGAGCATGAACGAATCACGCTCAACAATAGGCAAATTGATTAAAAATTACTTCCCCGCTGTTATAGGTGACGTGACATATTTCGCCAGCACGATGATATTGAATGACCGTTACTCAAATACATCAATAATACCAGACTTCAACGAAGTTGTAACAGGTAAAGAAGATAATGGTAATAATACCATTGTTATCGTAATGGGAGAATCTTCGCTATTTTCAAGGTATAGCATTTACGGGTATCCTAAGCTGACAAGTCCAGACTTACAAAAAATATTCACACAACCCAAATCATGCATTGTCAAAAACGTTCATTCAAGTGCTCCTGAAACAAGAGATTCTCTTGCAATGACATTCTCATTCAGTACGCCAGAAAGCGATACCAATCTCTTCAAGAATAAATCTATTATAGAAATGGCAAAAGCTAACGGGTATAAAACCTGGTGGATTGGCTCTCAGGAACTTGAGGGATTATTCAGCTCAAAATATGGATTTATTGCAAGGAAAAGCGACGTTGTCAGACTGACGAATGGACACGATGAACATCTGGTCCCAATGCTGACTGACGCACTGGAAGATACGTCAGCCCCCAAAAAATTTATAATAGTTCACCTGCTCGGCAACCATAAGCCTTACCATAACTACGATGCAGAAGATAAGAAAGCATTACCCGGAGCTGAAGAATACGATTTAACTATTCATAAAACAGACAGAGTTGTTTCTTCATTGTTCAACGATGTAGCAAAACACTGTAACAACTATATATTCCTGTATACCTCAGACCACGGAGAAGTAGTCAATAAAGGTCATGGACTTATGAAAGGTAAGGATCAATGGTACATACCTTTTCTGTATAAATCTACCAATGACAAATTTGATTGTTCGTTCATTGAACAATTCAGAAACAAGGATGGATGGCTGAGTGGTCTTATGAATAAGTATATCCTTTCACGTCTTATTGGTTATACGCTCGATAAAAACATTGTTAATAACGAAATGAATAACGACAGAGTAAAGGCGGCAAATGAAAAACCCGTTTTATTTAAAGATACAGAATAAAAAATAGCTATCTTAGGATTTAAAAGCCCTGCGTAATATACATGCAGGGCTTTTTTTTAATTAAAGTATTTATTTGTGAAGACATAATATTCTCATCCTGTGAGAAAAAGTGCGAATCGTTCGCTTTCCCTTGCACTTGAATAAGTCAAACCACTTGTTTTTACCGAGATAGTTTAACTTTATCATGTCAGGCCTGTAATAATAGCACATCAGAAATATACCCTGATCATCATCCACAATATTCTCTCTCAACACCTTCTTTTGGCAACACCACACCAGTCGGTAAAATTCTTGCCACTTTTCCAGCGTTCCGACCAGAACGCCACCGATGATATACACATGGTTACCTGACATACAGTTGAATACTGACTCCAGTGTTTCAAGTTTAAGCCCTCTTCTGATCGTAAAAAAATTCATTTTTTCCTTATTGAAGGGCCAGGACCACTTTTTTATTCCATTAGTGGTATCAGAATCTCTACAATATCCAAAATCAATCCAGGCAGCCATATCGTCTTTGATCAACCCCTGCCTGATAGCCTGATTTACAAAGTATGTTTTCAGATTGCAGAGTAAAACGTAATCAGCCGACAGATACTCTGGATTCCCCCGCTGCTCTACGGGAGTTCTGAACTTAAACTCTACATCTGACTGTATAGAAGCGATCCGGCTCCTGATATGACGAAATTTTTTATTGAAATTTAATGTAACAATAGTTGTGGGTTTTCCTCTCCGGATTTCCTCAATTCTGGATTTGAGGTCAGGTGAAGTGAAAATAACCATATCATTTTCAAGTTGAGCAAGATTGGAAAACCAGTCCATATATTCATCAGTAGTTCGCTCAATGCGTGGAGCAAACCCATTTTGCGATGTCCAGTGACTCCTGCCTATATCAAAATAAGCAGTAACAATTGTTATAGTGGTCATACCTCTTTAAAAAACCTGTAGATTTCAATGAATATGGAATACTAACATGCAAAATGATTTATATAAATTATTTATAACAATGATAAGAATATTTTAAGTGTGAATATGAGCACAACAGTGTACCGGACATCCACCCCGCACAAAACTCATCATGATGGTATTTCCGGCCAGGTGGGGCTTGCAGTGTCAACACGGTTTACCAGTACCCGGTACTTTTTCCACGCCAGAATCCGGGCCTTCTCATCATCGGTTGCCTCTCCCAAATCCACTGCATCCTGCAACGGCGCGATTTTTTCAGATGCCATTTGCAGGAGCCTGCTTTTGGTTTCTTCCGCCTGACGAAGCTGCGCTGCTTTTTCAGCCGCTTCGTCTTTTACCCACGCCTTACCATCCCATTTCTGGTATTCACCATCTGGTGAAACTGATGTGACATTTTCAGGCAGTGGGCCGGGAGCGGAGATATAAACCTGATTGCCAGTTGTTGTATCGTAAACCGTCTCGCCACGGTGATCCTCATGCAGACTCCACGTTTCGGTTTCAGCGTCAAATACAGCAATATGACTGGCGGGAATATCAGGAGGGGCAATATCCGTACAGTTTGCCGGTAATCCCGTATGCGGCGGGATATATGCATCACCTGCGCCAATAAATTCGTTTGTATCTGAACGAAGATTAAAAATTTTAATTGTCTGCGGGGTGTCGCTCATTTTAAAAGTCATTATGCCAGCCTCACAATATAGTTAAATGCAATGTTTTTAACCGTGGTTTCCGCATTACCGTCTGCGTCCACCGTGACAGCGTGTCCGTGTGGGCCGATATATACGGTATGGTCGTGCGGACCAATCCAGGTAGTATGGGCGTGGGGACCAGATGAGTTGGTATCTCTTGATGTTGCACCAGGCCCACCATCGGCAAGAGCAAAATCATTTCCCCCTCTTGAACCGCTGGAATCCATATGACCGTAGGCGTTGTGAACGTGCCCCCCTGTTGTGTCAGATGTTTTATTGCCATAATCAAAGGATGAGGTAGTTTTTGTCCCTAAGTCGGTATCCAGCGCCCGCGCGCCGTGGCTGTGCGATTTGTTGCCGTCCATTTCCTGTGAGAGTACGGCACGTCCACTGATGGGCTTACCCTTTATTGTCCAGCCTCGCATATCAGGAATAACGCCGGACGGATACGCTATAGCCAGTAACGGATAAGCAGATTTATCGAAGGACTGCCCCTGCATCAGAGCGTAACCTGCCGGAGTAGCATCAGACGGCCATGCTATCGCCGCCCCTACTGGATGCGAATCCGGTGGCGGATTTAGTGAGGTGTAGAGCATCGCCCATTCTGACCACTCAGCCTCGGCGTTATCTCTGTGGCTGCGAATATATGCAGGCGCAGGAGCACCATTAACCCCACTCCATCCGATCAATATCTCCCCGTCACCGGTTCCGGTCAGACGTAAAATATTCCCGTATTGCGTTGGATAACCGTTATTGTAAACCTCGCCCATTATCAGGCCGCTATCGCTGCCCCTTGTCGTACCAGTCAGTGCCGGAAGCGCGCCGCGTGATGCCAGTCTGTTCGCAGCAACAGCCGTACCGTTGGCAGGAAGCGCTCCGATATTTTGTACAAACAGCGGCTTTTCCGGAATATCGCCACCGTTCTGGTCTTTGGCGAGGTATTTAAGATCCGTCTGCTCCTGGCTGTAGACCTGAAGGTTATCCCGTGCCGTTCCTTTATTCTGAAGGTCTGACAGATTGTTTTTCTGCCACAGAAACAGCTTCAGGGGATCTGCCAGCAGGTTTACCCAGCCTGCGCTGTCGGCGCTTTCCGGATCGGTCAGGTTATCGTCAATGGTATTCAGCCAGACCGCTGTTGTTGAGACTCCGGCGAGAATGGCATCTTTTGCATATCCACCAATGGCCCCGGCGAAATCGGCATTATACGTGTACAAACCGCCAGCCTGGACGTACCGTATTGCTGCGGTAATATCGTGCATCAGACCGTTAAAATCCTTGCCGTGTGGCGGTATACCTCCCGCTGAAATCGGGGTCATGGTCACCGGAGGAAAACCCGAATCATACGCCGCGTTACCGCTCTCTTTGGTCTGCTGCGTCGCCTTGTCCGGGATATTATTTTTATCCCCGGTACTCGCAAAGGGTACTGCCAGTTGACGGGGTTTATCGTTAAGCTTCATTACTGGTCTCCTTTAAAACCACTGAGACATAAACACCCGGCGGGGACGGCAGTGCGCCCGACGACTGGATAATCGCCAGTTCTGCCGACGAGAGAGCAAACTCAAAGATGTAACTCATCCTCAGTCCACCATTATTCAGAACATAAGCCCGGCGGTTTTTTCCGAACATAAACCGCAGCATCCGGTTAATATCCGGCACAGAGCAGTCAGTAATATTCGACATGGCTTTCATCAGTATCAGCCGCCGGTATATCTCATCAGACAGGTCAACGGTCCGGGTAACCGATTTTCCGCTGTAAAACGGTGCCTGATTAAACGGACGCGGGTCATCCATTACCGGGTTGTCCATCCGGGCCTCGCTGAAGCCCAGGTAATTAAAATCGTCCTTTACCGTCAGCCGGCGACTGACGCCCACAATCTTTCCCCAGACATCAAGACCGTACTTTTCTGCGGTATCGATGTTCCAGATAAGGTCATAAAAATCATTGATAAAACTGTCGGGGGAAAGTGCTGCGTTAAAGCTATTAATGAGGGCATTAAGTCGGGGGCTGGCGGCATACTGTGCAAGCACGGTTGCAGCCACATTCTGCACGTTACGCCTCCTGTAGTTTCACACCGATATTCGACACATCCAGAACCGGAATCTCATCTATCCCGAAAGTGACAGCAGTTGTCCATGACGAGCCGTCACGACTCACAGTAAGGCCCAGAATATCGATATTTTCCGGATCGGTTTTGTAAACGCCGGCATAATAGCGCCCTGCGGAGACAACAGAGGCTACCCTTGCCCGCAGACCACCATCTGTACCGTTAAACGCGGACAACACAGATTGCTGTACCTGTTGGGTAATATCTGAGGGCAGATAGTCACTTTTTTTCAGCGTCACACTGACATGCAGACTGACAGGTTTGAGTGTCTGCCAGGTGATCACGTATTCAGGATACGGCGGATCGTACTCCTTATCCGCAACGGTGAACGTTGTGTCGCCGTTCATATCAATACCCGGCGGAGCCTTACGCCAGATGGCCGCAGCGATATCTGCCGGACTGCCGCCGTACACGCCAACATAAAACGAACCGGGTGTTAACGGATACTGACTGACCCCGGCTTTTTGTTCCGTTTTTTTCGGATTATGGGTGACGTAAACATCCACCACGTTTTCTACCGTAGAGAGTATTTCACCTCGGATGGCTTCCAGAATATTACGGGCATTACGGGCAACTGAATTACGCCGACGATTTTCAAAGTCCGCGCGGGTTTCCTCGTCGCTGCCCGGTACACCTGCACTGGCGTTAGTGACACCTGACCAGCCGGGTATTGCCTTATAAATTTTATTCAGAGATCCCGCTGGACAGCCGACAGGCCCGGTAGACAAATTCAGGAATACCACATCAACCTGCCCTGATGCGCCGATTGTGGCGTCTGACAGACTGACGTACTTATAACCGGCCTCATCCTGCGCCATACTGCCCGCCGGAATCAGCGTACCAACCAGCCCGGTACAGGTTGCCGTTACTGTCGTACCTGTAGCCCCGCGTCGTTCCAGGAAATAAATTTTTCCTATTGCGTCCTGAAATCGTCCACTGGAAAAGTCAGGGTTTACCTGGTTAACGATATACAGCAACTGATCGTTTTTATCCGCAATAATGGCACTTTCGCTTGATGCAAGCTGCCCCTGCGGACTGCTCAGACTGGTACTCATTGCGCCGCCCAGCGCACCGGAAAAATCGCTGAGCCTGCCGCTCAGAATATCCGCTTCATCCGGCACGTTCAGCCCGCTGTCCGTAATACGTACAGCGGGTACTGCGGTAGAAAAAGATTTATTTTCACTCATAGCAGTACCGTAAAAATGTCGTTATTGGTATCTGTAATACGCAGCACTCCCGTTACTGTCCGGGCTTTATCAACAGTGACCTGGCAAATTGCGGCGCTCACGGTCGGCAGTTTAAGTGCTTCCTGTTGCAGGGTGGCATTCACCAGTTGCGTGCCGGGCCAGTGTCCGAGGATGCGTGACCAGTAAGGTATGCCGGACGTTGAGTCGTACCAGCACTCCCCCAGAAAGGTACTGCACGCACACGCCACATCCTGTGCTACCGCATGGGGATTATCAGTAATGGCAAGATTTCCGGTATCATCCAGCAGGATGTCCCATGTCCCGGTGTCGAGAAGAAGCGATCGTGACTGCATATTTTCTCCTGTTTACTGCGGTCCCTGCGTGGTCGAACCGCCGAACTTAACACCACTGTGAACATGGTTTCCGAAATCAATACCGCCAATCTGCGCGCCACCGGAAAGTTCAGACTGTCCGGTAACATTAAGCCCCTGGCTGACGGCAGCATCCCCGTTAAGCGCGATTTTTGGCGAGTTAACAGTGAAACTTTTCGAGGCGTTCACGATGCCTTCCGGCGCAGAAATCTCCACTTTCCAGGGGGAAATAACCCGTATCTGGTTGTCAGCAAATTCCACGAACTGTACGGGCGCACCGTTAAGCACACCACCAAACCAGATGGCATCGGCGTAGTTATGAGTGCGTTTTGATCCCGGCATCGCGGCCTGACGCGTGGCTTTTACCGCACTGATATCCCGGTCGCAGATGCCGAGGAAACCAATATCGCCCACATGTGGCGGCATAATCACCGCATTGCTGCCCCCCTGTAGCCGCCATACAGGAAGGTTATAAATCACCTCATGCTCAACCGGGGAACCGTCTGCTGCAACGCCCATTACCATCGGTCGGACATCAATAAACTCCCCCTCCACCGCCACTACCTGCCCCAGAGTGATAAATACGTGTTTCCCGAGAAACTGCCGCAGCATAAAGTCCTGCGCATTGATTTCGCTGTTTACGTCCGTCGGATTACTGAGTGGTTGTGCCATTATCGTTAAGCCTTGTCATGGTACAGTTGGAGCTCCACGGACCGCCCACGGTTCGCGAGGTAATGGTGTGTATCACTCCGGTTAACTGGTAATCGCCTGTCACGTTAGGTAGTGACGATTCCAGATGGACCCGCCGACCAATGAAAAGATCAGGGCAGAATGTCGTGGTGGCGCTGAGGCCAGTCATGGTATAGACCGGATATCCAATAAGCCCGTGGTCCGGCGAAATATGCACAGCCGGAATATCCAGGGCTTTGTCCTTCGGCCAGATGGTGACTTTCTCCGCGTCCCCCAGATCGATGTTAATATCGGCGGCTGAAGCGGCATCCAGCATTTGTTGTACAAGGTTTCCGGAAAAGTGTGGATTCGACAGGCTGCGACTGACGCCCTGATTTTCAAATTTCAGCCCGGCAGATGACGCCAGAGCACGGATGATATCTGCAACAGGCACATCACCTTTCGCACTGAAATCGGCCGCTGTCTGATTACGCAGGTTGAAACTAACCTGCCCGGTCAGAATAAGGGGTATATCCGGCGCCTGGTTGTAGTCCGCATACGCATCGGTAATATCTCCCTCGAAAATAAGCCGACCACCAGCCCGTACCCGCATTTCATTGGCCGTACTTTGAGCGGGTCGCCACACGCCCCGATAACTCAGGTCGGCCATATGCGCCGGAGACAACCCCCAGATATACAGGGTTATCTGCGTTCCGGCAGTTCCGCCATATACCGTGACAGTGGCAAAACATTTAGCTCCTGAAACAGTCAGAATATTGCCCTTACCATTGTCGAACGTCCGCCCGTCTGACAGGGTGAACTCCACGGTAATGTCACGCTGTACATAGCTCATGTCAGCTCCTCAGGCGACAGCCAGTAGAGCCGGTACCGTGAACCAAGCCCCCGCCAGTCGGGATCGTGGTTCCCCTCCGTATCGGAAAAAAACAGATCGCCCTGAAACGGCAGGTATCCGTACCGGACTATCCGGTTATTGTTCAGGCACAGCACACCATACAGGCACGGTTCACCGTTAACGGTGATATCGATATACATCCCCGTAGTCCGCTGATTCAGGCGAATGGTGCAGACCTGAGCACCCAGTGTCACCGTAAACTGCTGGGCTTTGACGGGAGATAAAACAATTTCCAGCATCAGGTGATCCCCCTGGTCGTGACGCTTCGTCTGTCAGCGTCTGACGGTTGTGTCACCGACGCCGTAACTGGCTGAGTTTTAACCGATGCTGCCCCTTTTGCTTTATCGTTGTCCGTGGGAGACTGGTTATCCGTACTTCCCACTGACACCTCTCCTGTATTCATTACTGCCTGGAATACTGCGCTGACCGTCAGTAATGTCGGTCCATTATTACTTCGCGTTCGGTAGTCGTATTTCACCAGGTCGTAGGATGTCCATGTCTTGTCCGGCGTCTCAATATCGTAAAGTCCTGCCGTGGTACGCATCATTTCAAGCGTTTCCAGTACATTCGATCGCGAGGTAGTGGAAAAATTTGTCAGGTTCGGGACGGCCCCGGAAAACGCCGTCCACCCCTCTACAGTGAAAGTCACATGCAGTTCCGGCGGTCGCTGGATTTTATTAAAGGTGGTATAGGCTCCCTGTTCGACGGGGGCGGTGGAAACAGAAGCCTCCGCCCCCACCTCAACGACAACAAAAGAATCCGGGGAGAAAGGCTTCCCGCCCTTCAGGTGAACACCTGCCGGATCATTCCATGCATAATAAATACCGAATGACGGTGCCAGTACACTGTTAATGAGTCCCAGGACACCTCCGCCACGAACGGCACTCAGTACGTTACTTTCATTGAGCGAAAAGTTATTCAGGGAAAGATTATCGAAAGAGAAACTCATCCTGTTACCCCGCTGGAGTAAACTGAAACAAGCGCCGAATTCCTGATACGCCTACGCGCATCATCGGTAATGCCCTTCACATTGTCCGAGGTTGTAGTGACATTCAGCGTCCCGATATGCGTGGTTTCCGTTACGGTGGACTGAGATACAGGCGCCGGATGACGCGACTGTACGGCCATTGCCGCACCCGGATGAGGCAGATTCGCCAGAACGCGGGGAATATAGTTACGGGTCTCCTCCGGAGCAGCAGCCAGCCCCTTACGCTGAACATTTCCCTCACCCCAGTTGTATGCCGCCAGAGCCTTAGCCAGATCGCCATGAAAAAACCGCAGCAGGCCACCAAGTTTTCTCGCGGCGGCATCAGCGGATTTTGCAGGATCAAAGGCATCGTTTCCCCTCAGACCAAATTCCTTAGCCGTCTGCGGCATGAACTGAAACAGTCCCATCGCACCAGCGCGTGAGACGGCAAACTGATTACCACCGGATTCAGTGATCGCAACACTACGCAGCAGTCCGGTCGGCAGGTTATATTTTGCCTCCAGTTGGGACAGTTTCGGTTGCAGCCAGCCTAACAGGGCCTCCCCGGCCTTCGTCGGACGCGGGCGGTTTTGCATGGCATTACCGAGTTTTTCCTGCGTCGCACGCATACCCTGTAGCCAGGATGCCCCGGAGGCTGCTCCCCTCCCGGTTGCCAGAGAAGCCTGAGTATCCAGCATTCCCTGCTGCCATACTGTAGGTGATTGTGCATGGGTGATGTTGCCAGGCTTTTCTCCGGCATCCAGTTTTGCCTGGTATTCCTCCATCTCTTTCTTATTGAAAAAGAAAGTCCCGTCTGAAGCCCAGAAAAAACCATGCGAATCCAGCCAGTCCTTATTCTTCCTGCCAACGATGGATGTCATTAACCCGTCAACAACCGGGTAAAGCGCCGTTATCGCAAAAAGAAGGCCGCCGGGACCGTTGAGGGCCTTAGTCAGCCCCAGTACCCATGACGCCACTTTCAGCCCGATCAGCGTAATAATGACATTCTGCCAGCCCCCTATTTCTCCGGCAGCCTTATTCACCCAGGAGGCCACTGACTCAACTTTATTCAGAAATGTGGTGATAAACTTGTTCACTTCCTCCGGATGTTGCTGCATCCAGTCACCGAGTTTCTCCAGCCATTTGCTGAATTCCGTGGCATACGGCATCAGTGCCGTACCTATAGTCAGACCAATTGTTGTCCATACCTGGTCCAGTTCTGCAAGGGCTTCCCGCAATTTGCGGGCTTTCCGGATTTTATCGTCGTAGACCTGCGAACGGGATGTAAAGTCATCCACATCCTGAAGAGCATGGCCTGAGCCAAGAAACTGCTGCCCGGCATAACTGAACCCCAGCGCATTACCGTAGGCTGTCTGTTCTGACTTTGTCAGTCGCGGAAAGGCGGACGCCAGCTTGCGCATGATGACTTCGGTACTGTCGGTATTTAAATCAACACTGACACCCGTACGGGCTGCAACCTGAAACAAATCCTGCAACACAGGATCAAAGGACTTTCCGGCTTTGAACGCGGCTTTTGCATCCGTAATCCGGGAAAACGCCCCGGTGATCTCGCCAGCGTCAGCACCATTCGCCTGCCCTGCGCGTATCCAGCCGTCCAGATGTTTCGCTTTCATGCCAAAGGCATCGGAGGAAATTGACAGCCGGTTAAGATCACCGGCAAAACCCGTGACCAGGCTTTTAATTCCCCTCAGTGTCAGGGTGACGCCTGCCAGCGCCAGTATCTGAGTACGTATGCCGGAAAAAAACGTTGATGCCCGTTTGCCTGCTGCCTCCATTCTCTTAGCGGTTTTTTCGGCCTTTTTGCCGGTATTCGCGATGGCATCACCGGTTCGCTTCCCCGCCTGTTCCATACTCGCGGCAGTTTTATCAGCGTCAGAGCCTGTTTTCTTCAGGGCCTTACCCGTGCGCTCACCGGCGGCTTCCGTCTCACGTGCAGCTTTATCCGCATCACTGCCTGTTTTCGCCAGGGCATTACTGGCCTGTTTTTGCCCCAGTTCGAAAACATCCGCCACCCGCTCCATTGCGGCGGTCAGTCGGTCCAGTGCAGCGTGCGCAGCCTGTTCCCCGGCGGTAAAGTCCTTACTTTCTATATCCAGTGCCAGAACCAGCTCATCAAGTACCGCTGCCATTCTGTGTCTCCTGCATCACACGTTCGTTATGGGCGTCCACCTGAATAATCTCAAGCAGATCCCATAAGTCCTGCACACCAAGTACGGAATCCAGTTCGGCTTTTGAAGCCTTACCGGAGGAGATAACGGTCGCAATGGTGCGGGGAACGTTAACGTAATCCACCACCCCGAACGGTCTGTCGGGGCCGAGATAACGCGGGGGAATATCTAGCTGGCGGCGGGACTGAAAAAATCCACATGCAGTCTGAATACCTCCGCACGTAAATTAAGCCTGGTGGTGATTTCCTCTATATCGTCTTCAATAAGAGGTCGCCGTATACCACGATTTTTCGGATCGGGAACAAACTGTATACATTCCATCATTTCATCCAGCAGTGGACGGGCTTCTTCCGGCGGGATTTTTGACAACGCTTTCAGCCCTTCCAGCGCCAGCGCAGCCATCCCCATACTGCGAACATCATCCGGTAACTCCACGCCGCCACGCCCCATCGCCATAATGGCGCGCATCGCCCACCATTCCGCCTGCGAGGCAGACATTTCGGTAAGGTGAAATACCTTGCCGTTATCCCGCCCCTGACCATCAATAGTGATAAATTTCTCTTTACGGGCCATCAGTTAAAAACCTCCGGAGTGATAGTTTCCCACTCGATAACCGCCTGTCCTGGCTGCAATGTACGCGCCGCATCAGGCAACGCTTTCCATTGTTTGAGTACGCCATTTACGCAGGTATATTTACGGCCTATCGCCGGAAGCAGCACGACAGCATTACAACGGAATACAGCCCGGCTGGTCCGGGATGTGGTTGACCAGGTATCAAAAATATCCCGGCTGGGTGAGTCCGGCATGATGTGAAACGTCTGGATAATGTTACTGTACACAAATCCCGCAGACAGTTTACCGTCAATACCGCGGACGGTTTCCGCCAGTACCAGCGGATCGGTGCCATAAACATTATCTGCTGCAAATCCCTGAAGTTGTACGCCGGAGGGATACAGGTTATTTACTGTCAGCGTGATAATGGCATCCGCCGCAGTGATGGTGTTGTTATTACCTGACATTTACTGGACCTCCGTGGATGCAATAACAAGTTTCTGGATACTGCCACCGTCACAGTACCAGAGCGTACAGGACGGGCTGCTACGGGTTGCCCGCAGAGAGGGAAGCATATCGCCGATATACAGGTAGTAGCCGGTGGCAAACAACGTTGAAGAAACATCCTCCCCCACAACATTGTTGATCTGCTTCTTCTGCGCCTCCGTCAGTGTCACCCCCTCACGGATACCACCCCAGCGTTTGTACTGCTGGATAACGTCACTCATTGATGCCGCAACCAGCGCCCGCCCTTCATTGTTGTAGGGGATAGTCTGGTTTGACTTGAATAACGAGATCACTGCTCCCTGCAAATTGGCATTCAGCCAGATTTGCCCGCAGAAGCTGTCCAGCCATTTAAAATCGCCGGTAATGGTGCCATCCGCCCAGTAATCTTCCACCACACTGTTTTCCGCATATTTTCCGTAGAAGTTGTAACCTGCGGCTATCAGCGCATCGTAATCGCTGCCACTGGTAACATCAGCGGCCAGACCTTCATACTCGCGGAACTTGAACGGCACGCGCCCCTCCGGTCGGACAAAATCAAGGCACGCCGCATACCCCAGTACCGCAGCCGCCCGGTTACCATCAGACGCGAAAACCGGTACAACAGCACTGTAGTTATTGACGGTAATTATCTGGTAAGCGATATGACTGGTATCCCCTTTTACTTTGGCCTTACCACTGGTTGTCCATGCCACATAAAAGTAACGCTTGCCCTGCCCGTTTGCCCAGGCAGAAAACGCCAGGTGTTGCTCATCAGTGACTTCAGATACTGTGGAAAACCCCGCCCATTGCTGGGAAGCATCCTTAATGGCTGCCATCGTGTCAGGTACATCAGATACAGGCGCGCCCTGAGATATCACCGCGCCCGTATTACTGGTCATCTTCAGAGATTCCGCTGCCGATCCACTGCCGAACGTTATCGTGGTGCTCTCCGGTTTCGCCCCGGCGGCAGTAATGACGAAAGCATTCTGTGTGGTATCGAATACCACTGTTGCCACCGCCGCGGTCAGCGCTGTCTGTAGTGCCGTTGCAGCAGCAGCGAAGCTGTTTACGCCGTTAAAATTCACCTCAGCGCTGGCGCTTTTCCCGTTAATACTCAGCGTCAGCGTACCGGAAAGTTTTTGTAGCTGTTCAATAGTCACGCCCTTAAACGAACCACTTCGTAACCAGGCCGCCGATGCGGCAAGATTGAAACGGGAAAACAACAATTGTCCCGGCGTCTTAGTGGCATTTTTGAAGCCCTGAAAATAAATCTGAGCGCGTGCGTACTCATCGGATAATGCACCAAAATACGCGGACACATCATCCGGGGAGGAAAACGGAACCACACTGCTAACCGGGAGTAGTGGATTGCCGGTCAGCAACAGGCCATTAAGATCGACGGCATTACCCGCCACAGCCAGCACGCCGGGATTTATCTGTACATCTTTACTGAGTGGGATTGGCATTATCAGCCTCCGTTGTCCGGGTGATCACGTTGTCAAAAAACATCAGGGGTGTTGTGACCACAGGGTTAATCTGCATCTGAATATCAAGCGTCCGGCGCGGTTCATACTGCTGCTGGCCGTTGATGAACGTGGTGTTAAGGGGATCTGAACAATACAGCGGGGAAATCAGCCCGCCGGTCTGCCGGAAAAGCTGTACGGAAAATTCAGACCGGAAAAGCGTTGCCAGCGCCTGCGCGTTATCTGCCGCATGAGGTCCGTAGAAATCAAGCTGGCAACGCCATTTTGTGGTACGAGTAATATGCTGAGAGCCTTCCCCTGCCTGTTCCGGCGCAGAATATGTCACTACCGCAGTGGATAATCCGGTAACATCAATACCTGTCATGGTGATAAAGTCCCCCTGAGGCATCGGAACCCGGTTCTGCTGTGTTCGTTCAATCCCGGCATCAGAAAAAAGCCCCCGGAGATAATCACCGAGGGCCTGATAAAGATCGCTTTCCGTAACGGAGAGGGTCACACCTGAAGACATACAATAACCCTCGTCCAGTCCGGCCAGATTTCCGGTACCTCAACCACCAGCCACGTTTCATCGCCAATGACAAATTTATCGCCACCCTGTTGCCGGGTACGGTTAAGCCCGCACCAGTTACCGTCGGTATACAGTGTGGCGAAAACACCCTGCTGGTTCAGATTGTCGAGATGACGTAAATCCGCCTGGGTGACGGCCTGTTTTTGTACCCTGACGGGAACCGGATCTTCATACTCAGGCACGCGGGAATAATCCGCCTGCTGTGTACTCCCGCGCGAGCGATAAACCCGCGCGTCCGTATAAGGATTTACCCGGCGTACCGCGCCGGAAACAATACCGTGGAGGTTCATTTGTTGCCCCCGTCAACAGAATAATCGACACTGTTCATCATATGACCGGTTTCAATAAGCGGGTTGTTAAAGCCCTTTTGCCGGACAGTGGATGCGGCGTTGGGCGGCCTTTTCCAGTCGCGAATAAACATCTGCAACTGCCCTTTGATATGCTCCCCCATGTACACCAGAGCGGTCGCGGTATCAAAATCATTCGCCCGTAATAATGTCACCATTTTTTCGCCCCATTCGGGACTTTTATGTTCAATCATCTTACGGAAGAACGGACGGGGTGGAATGGTGACCGTGTGTTCAGGAATAACCACATCCTGAGCAAAATTACCCTTACCGGCTTTGACAAAGCGGTGCCCGATTTCTCCCGTTTTTTCGTTATAGCGAAAGTGAAGCGTCTGCTCGCGAGCGGGTATAATCGCACTACCGCCAAACTCGTTAATGGCGGCGATATACGCCACCGGCGTACCGTCGGGGTAGGTTGCCCCTTCAAGAAAACCCACTTTGAGACTTTTGCCCGATTTAAGGTTATCTGCGGCCTGTTTCAACTTCTGCCTGAACTGTTTGCCGCCCGTGACTTTGTTTACCATCGACGCCCCCTCCCGTATCCCCGGTAATAATGCCCCGGATATCGCGAAGGGGAGCCGCCGGAATGATACTGCATTGAACGGTACGGTGCCGTCGCCTGCCAGTAGTCAGCGCCGTAAGGTGTCTGGAGATACCACCACGACGCATCGTTACTGCCGCTATTGTCCACGGAGACGGAAACAGAACCTTCCGACGCACTGGTGATACGTCCCACCAGCCCCGGTTGCCCGTCACCGCTTTTGCCGAATCCACGCAACGCGCACTGGTGAGCAACCAGCAGGAACAAAAGCTGTTCCCGCTCGTTCAGGTCGGTAACCGGACTGTCGTCCGTATTATCCAGGTACAGCGCGGTCGCTTTACCGAACAGGGCGGCTGCGGCAACCTGACCAACAGCGGAAAACTCCGGGTAAAGGGCCGAAAATGCCTGCCAGTCAAACGTTACCGTACCCATACCATTTTACTCCTGAGGTTTGCCCATCACTTCATCATCGCGGTTAATGCCCGGAGCCGGATCTTTCTGCGGCAGCGGTTCAAGGCCGGATTTAACGGTTTCCTGCTCCGTAGCCTGCGCGGCAGCGCTGTTCGCCTTATCCTGCGCAAAAATAATGCCGTTTTTCACATATGGTTGCTGGCCGTGCTCCGCCAGCCAGGCTTCCCAGAACGCCTTTTCAACCTGCGTCAAGCCATAGCCCCCAACGATTTTAACGGCGTTATTCCGCCAGCCTGCCACCTGAGCCCGTTTCTGGCCCACTTCCAGCACTATGCCATTCGGCAGTTTGCAGCCCACTGTTACCATTTCAGCCATAACTCACACCCCCAGCATTTGTGCATACGCCAGCGGCTGGCGAATAATCGCCCCCCAGGTACCGGCAGATTTTTTCTGTTTCCAGGAAGACGTATCCGTCACCACCGCATGGGCGCGCATTTTTTCAGTGAAAGAGCAATAGCCTGTATCCTGTTCACCCAGACGCTCCGCGATAAGCTGTACCAGCTCGCCAGCGTCAGAGGTGTATTCCACTGCCGTTTCAATGGTCATCGCCGGGAAGTTTTTCGCCAGCAGATCGGACACGTTAACCTTGTACTGGTTAGTCTTGGTGAGGTTCACCTCCGCCAGCGGCGACATGCACAGCTTCATTTTGTCGGTACGCTCAATATGACCGTTAGTCTGTTTCACCAGTTGTTTAAAGAGCTTCACGACATCGTCATACACGCCCTGTCCGTCCTTGTCGTCCCACTTCAGCTTACCGTCCACGGTATCCGGGGTGATCGGTGCGGATAACGACGGATCATTCAGCAAACCGTAGTTCGTCAGTCCGGCAATACCGTAGAAATAGGACTTATTCTGGAACTTATTCAGCGTCAGTGCCGACGCCACGTTCAGCTCAGCCGCCCAGCCAATACGGGCTGCGCCGTACATTTCCAGCTCACGTTCGCCCCATACGGTAAACGTCTGGAAGTGGTAACTTTGACGCGGTACCCAGTTGACGTTTGCGCTTACCACCCCGTTGTTGTTGTAGTCCCCGTAGGAACTCACTTCCCCGACCGATTCTGCAATCGGGAACTGTGCAGACAGTGTTGTCCAGTCACCTTTTTTGGTTTCGCCCAGAATCTGAGCCCCTTTCATCGGTGTCACCAGCACCCGGATCAGTTCTGGCTCAACGTAATTGGTGAAATACGCAGGGATGCCACTGTTAGCCGCTGTAACCAGCGCAGGCTGTGCGTCCATCGCCAGTCCGTAATCGGCAGCGTATTCCGGCGGCAGATACGCCTGCGCACCGGGAAGGATGATCCCGTAGTCACGGCTGGCTGTCGCGTAATGCTGTTTGAATTTATTCATTATTTGCTCCAGGTACTGATTTTGATGACCTCATTCGCCGCGGCGGCACGGGCAACGGAAAAGTCTGTTTCAGCGAATCCCGCCATTGTGGCCCCGGCTGCGCCCGTGGCTATCTCCCCGGTGGTCAGGGAGGCAAAAACTTTCTGCCCGACCGTCGCGGCGGTGGTGGTTCGCGCCCAGAAGTCCCCCGATACCATCAGGGTACATTCACGTCCCGGATAAATGGTGCTCGAGTCCCCGGCCAGCCATTCCACAATGGAAGCCTGCCCGTCGCGAGGGACAAACCCCGCCGGTGCGCCGGCTCCCTTATTGGCGGCAACGCCTTTGGTTACCCAGGCAAACCGGGCAATGACCAGTCCGTCAGAGCCGGTAATCAGCTCACCTTCTCCCGCCACATACGAGGCGCGAGGGTTATCACTGGCAAATGCCCCCGGAATCCCCGGTGCCGGGTACTGGTTCATGTGTGTCTGAAAAGTATTCATATCAGTAACCTCGTTTCAGTTTTGCACCGGGGAAATCTGCTGCAAACGTCGATGCGCTGGCCTGGTCCATCGCCACGCGTGGACTTTTGGCCGTCTGTTTCTGCTCAACGGCAAACTTCACCATGCTGCGGTACGCGCTGGGGTGAATGCCCTGGATATCGATCCCCGTCTGCTCCAGCGCAGTACGGTAAACCTCTTCGGCGCAGTCCATCGCCACCACATCGCCAATCAGCGGTCGCACTTCGGTTTCAGCCACACGAACGGCGCGGAAATTTTCAGCAGCCCGTTTCGTTGCCTGGTCAGTTGCCAGCCTGATTGCCGCATCCATTGCGGGTTTATCGACTTTCACATCGTCGGGTTTCACATCAGCCTCTTTCATTTCGGTGTCTTCGTCAGCTGCCGGAGTCAGTGCGGATTTAATTTTTTCCAGCACATCATCAGGAACTTTGCCGGACAGCAACGCCAGTACACTTTCCATCGGGCTGTCGGTATCAAATGCCTTCGGCTCGTCAGTTAACCCGGTATCATCGTCCCCTGCCAGCTCCGGCACGGCTTCTGCTGATTCCATCAGTTGCGCCAGCTCCGCCGGTTCAATATCCATATCCTGTGCCAGCCGTTCGCTGTAAGCAGTTTTTACCGCACTGGCGATAGCTGCCGGGCGCTTATGCTGCGCCATCAGGCGTAACAAATCCTTAGGAGCCGCATCCTGTGCCAGACGCGGCGCAAGATAGGTTCCCAGCGCGGTAAGCACCGCCACTTCTTTTTTACTCAGTTTCATGCGTTTTAGCTCCTGAGGGAGAGAGTCCATAACAAGACAGTCCGGCCCCGCCCGGCCATCGCCGACCAGCGCCACATGATTTCCCACGATATTCCGCATAACGCCGTCATACGATTCACCGTCGGGGGTGGTTCCCGGCGTCATATCTGCCACATAGGCATATGACGATGAGATTTCCCGTTGTTCATCCGTTTCTATCCCCGCGATGGCGGAGTTGTCCCAGATGGACATACCGTTAACCAGATAGGTACCGTCAAACTCGCCGTTGGCATGAGTCGTCCCCACCCGGTACTCGCGCGCGGGCGCGCCCGGATAATCGGGTTTGTGTCGACACAGGACGGGAATATTGTTGAAGGTTGAAACTGCCTTGCGCAGTTCATCGGGGTCACGGTAAAGCTGATAAAGTTTTTGAGGGTCGAGTCCCAGCGCTTCCGCCCCCGGTATTTCATGCCCGAAATAACCGCAGACGTTCGCCTTGCTGAGATTACTGCGCTCAATCTGGAGGCGACCTACTTTATCGAACTGCCTTACCGATGCCCGGTCAAACGCCAGCATTTCGGTAATAATCATCTTTTCTCCAGTCCGGGAATAACGGCCTCCCAGCCGCACTTGCAGTTGATTTCTTCGCCCGGCAGTACCCACTTACCATCCAGAAACATCCCCTTTCGCAGGTCAAACCGTTTACCGTTCGCCTTCACATGCGACGGGCGCCATGTTTTACCCGCGCGGGAATGCCGCCAGATACCTTCAGTGATGCCCACCGAGCGTTGTCTGGCCGACTGCATTACCGAGGTCGCTTTATTGTTCTGGTCGCGGGCAATCAGCGCCGCGCGCCGTCGTGTGATGCCGTAGCGTTTTTCCAGTTCATCGGTCAGAGTTTTCAGGTCACGCCCCCGGCCAACAGACTGCATGACCAGTGTTTCCACCTGGGTGAGATGTTGCTGCGGGATGGAGCGAATGAGGTTCACATTCTCCGTGATGCTGGCCTGAAGTGCGGTATTCATCTCCGTTGTCATACGGAAAGGAACCGTAAACCCGGCATCACGGAGCGCAGTGGACAGTGACGCATCGCTGTTTTTCAGGACATCACCGGCAAACCGCCTCGCCAGCCGCAGGGCCATTTCGTCAAACTTTTTCTGCCAGCGCCTGGCAAGTTGCTGCATGGCACCACGCATCAGGTTAACGGGGGACGCATCCTGCGCGAGGTCTGTTTTACGGTACTCAGCCCGCAGCCAGTAAAGTACGCTGTTGTGCATCTCACTGACGGCATTATCCAGTTGTCTGCGGTACCAGGCCTCAATCCCCGCGTTGGGTGAAATCCGTCTCAGGGTCTGCGTTCGGGTCTTGCGGCGGATTTTCTTCGGTGTCGTCAATTTCGATTTCTCCGCTCAGGTCAATACCGCTGTACGGGCTGTCCGGTGCAGTAGCCAGCCGTTCGCGTACCTCGTTATTGGTCACCGCTCCGGCGCTCTCGTAAATCTGATCTGTTTCCGCTTCAGTTTTACGGATATTCGCCAGTTGCTCGCGCGTCAGTTCATGCAGGGGTTCAAATTCAAAAGTGATATCAGGATCGATATCGCCGAACTCAGACAACTGGATAATATCCAGCACCTTTTTCAGCGGTTTCTTCAGAAGACGAGTGGCAAGCGCGGCAATGGTGTCGTAAAACACACGGATTTCCCCCTCACTCGACGCGTTCAGTCCCGTAGGACTCAGCCCGGCGAACTTTACTGACGGTATGGCACTGACAAAGAACATGTGTTCCTGTGCCTGCGCCTGAAGGGTGTCGAGGCCGCTCAGAGGGGTGTTGAACTGGAAAAACTCTTCTTTCTGCTTGTCCAGCATCAACAACCCGCGGTTATCACGGGTACGGTTAAACAGCTCCGCGCGTTTTGCGTAATTCGGGTCCCTTTTCCCCGTTAACGCCTGGCTCATGTCCGTCATGATCCCGCTCAGCGAAAACGAATGCAGCATATCGCCCACGCTGTCGCGTGTACGCAGCCAGTTGTTGACGTAAGGTTCGGCAATCTGAACCAGTGACAGGCCGCCAAAGTTATAGGCCGGCTTCAGCATGTCCGGAACCGGGCGGGAAATCAGATCAATCATGCGGCTGGCGTGAACCGTTTTTCCCATTACGTACCATTCGGACGGACGGTAAAAATCATCACTCAGCGGATTATCCGCGTTATACATACCCGGATACGTCCAGACAGGTTCAATAACACGAAGCCCCAGCAGGGAACCTTTCGGGATTTTTTTGTCGGAAATAAACAGCCTTGATTCCAGCTCCGCCGGGTCAGTCCAGGCCGACATACCCGATGGCGAACGCACATCGATATAAATTTGCCCTCGCCCGAAAAAGCCGTCGTGCTCAACCGCCAGCCTGAAGGCATCCCGTACGTTATAGCGCTCCAGTGCATCAGTAAGCTGCGCTATGCGCGGCGCGCGGCTGTCGTCCCCTACCCCGACCGCCTTAACCTTTATCCATTTGCGGGTCATCTCCTCGGCAATCACACTGACCATGCGCCGGTACTCTGGTAACTGCGCCTGAAGTGCCAGATACGGATAGCCCGGAAATCCTCCGTACACAAAATCAGGATACTGGCTGTTCAGTGTATCGTAGGGAGTCGAGTCCATTGCCAGTACAGCATTGCGTATGTTTTCAGGAATGACTCCCGGCGGTGGCTCATAGCGAACAAATTCACGCTGCGGTTTTTGTCCGGCCTCAGCAACCACCTCATCGCTGATCGTCATCGGATGTGGTTCAGGCGGACTTTCTGGCGGTGTCACCGTTTTTTTACGTTTAAAAAGCCACATCAAATCCACTCCATAAAATCATCAGAAATTACGACGGGCATTTCCATCGGGGCATAAGCAATCATCACTGAGTCTGCCAGGTTAGGAGATTTCGTCCCGTCAGGTTGCTTATCAACAAGAATTTTTCCGACGGCATTTTTCGACCAGGTGGGTTGTGACAGTTCCATCAAAAGCCTGTCTTTATTTTCCATCGTGCTGCAGATGGAAATAATCTCATCCGGGTCATACTCCATGCCCTTTAGCGCACGAAAGGTATTGCGGAATAATTTGCGAAGATGCCACCAGCCCTGAGCTTTGGCATTGGCGAAAAAGTCCTTATTCAGACGTGCCGTTTTGCCGTTATCACCGGGAACAGCTTCATTTTCAGGATAAAAAACGCTTCCACTTCCCCGGAATGGTGTGGCAGTAATTTGATCTGTACCCTCAGCTTCCCGCAGTTCGTTGATAGCGCGTGCATCACCACGAACGCCAGCGCCTAACCCGTCCTCGTCAAAGCGGAACTCATCGGCACCAAAGTCATCGCACAGGCCGAAGACCTTAACCACGGAGTCATAGATGTCACTACCCTTACCCGACCATTCCTGGACATCACTCAACAGGAAGCCGTAACGAAGGGAACAGGCGTTTTTATCCCGTCCCTCGTCGGCGACATCCATTGCACCGAGCCGTTGACCGCTGGGCTGAATCCCCAGTTTGATATGTGCGTCAACCGCAGCCTGTACCCATTCTGATGGGATCAGGATACCCTCTGCCGATGCCTGGTAATTAAGATCCAGCTCCTGAGCAACGATGATCGGGTTATCAATTTTCTCGCACTCCTTGCGGTACCACTCATCATCCTTACGCGGGTCGCTACGCCAGTGAAACGTAAACACAGGGATTTTTCCGCTGTGCCGCTTCTGCGCAAAGGGGTTATTCATGCCATTAACCGATGAGAGATCGATACGGCAACGAGTTGTCTGGGAAAGCGCGGCATCAATAAGTAATGGCCGCTGGAGAAAGGCGGCCTCATCCACAAAATAAAGCGTAGTACGGTCACCGCGCCCGATATTATCGCCAGCTTCTCCTTTAATTACCGCGCCAGTGTCAGGAAACTCCACGCTCATAAAACGTGAATGCTTTCTCTCGTCCCAGCCTCCCCGAAACTCGGCAGGAAGAGTTGCTATAAATTTGCGTACTTTCCAGAACAGCGCTTTTGGATCAACCGTGCTGTCGACATACTCCTCTTTACGGGAACCAAACCCTATAACCATTTCACGGTTAAACAGACATAACGCACTGGCCAGACCGACAGATGTCCAGCTCAACCCCATTTCGCGGCTTTTTTCAGTCAGACCATTCTCATGGTTACGCGAGCGTTCCATAATCCAGTCGATCCATTCCTCCTGCCGTGGAAACAGCAAAAAAGGAATGGTGACCGGAAGACCATAATCGAGATTGCGCGGGTCAGTAGTCATGCCCCAGTCGATGATGAACTGCGCCGGGTTTGTACGGTAAAACTGCCTGAGAGCAGGGAGAGTTTCGGGAGCCTTCCTGATACGTTGCAGACGCTCCATTCGCCATTCGAAAACCTGAACATAATCAGGATTTTTAAAGTCAAAGGGGAATGGTAAAGGCATAATCAACTCATCATTTTTTTGTACAATTCCGCTGCCTGATCAGTTGTCAGATCAGTATTTTTTCCTGGTAGAGGCGTTTTTTCTGGTTCACTGGCAGTACCTATACTCCAGGCTTCTCTCTCCAGGCCGATCAACGTTTTCAGACTGTCGCTCAGGTCTTTCAGAGATTTCACGCGGGAAGGCAGACTGATGACTTTTTGATAAGTTTCATTGAGCCGGTCACGGCCTTTATCGTCAGGATCGAACATGATGTTACCCAGTTGCTCCAGCGCCCCCACATCAGCACACTGCGCACCAAGTTCATCAAAAAGCGTGTTTGTGAGTTCCCGGGCCCGGCGAATATCGCCCCGGTGCTCCATGCGTACCGAGGCTATTACCTCCGCTGTGGCTTCTATCAGTACGCGTTCTGTAAGTTCCGTTTTGGTGCGTACCGTTTTGCGTACTTCCTGTTTGCGTACCAGATCGTCAGCCTTTTGCTGAATCCTGGCGTTAAGATCACGGGACCAATCATCACGCTTTGCGCGCTTGCGGATAGCACCTTCACTAATACCATGATGTGACGCAATTTCACGGAGGGACATCACTCCGGCCCGGTATGCCGTCTCGATGGCCTCCCAGTCCGGTTTTGCCATGATTATGTTCCCTGTGATTAACCATTATCGCAGCCCCTCACTGAAGGGCTGCTGTAATGCCTGATCTCACCTACTGCATAACCGTATTATCAGCATCACTACCGAGAATATCGGTCAATGCGGTATCGACAGCGGCGTCAATCTGCTGATCCAGAGTGGATTTAATCTGCGTTTTAACTGCGATGGTAACGGCGTCTGATTTGAGGGCGTTTTTCACCATGTCGTCGGTGACGATATCTTTCATATCCGGCATTTCTCTTTGTTCCGTATGGACGAGGCTTTTCAGCCATTGGGTTATTTTCATGAGGTGTACCAGTTTTTAGCGTCTGGTTACATTTAATGTCTGTACGGGAAACATTATCCCACGCAGTATTGAGACGCCCTGAGTAACTGTCAGGGGCAAGATGCAAGCAAATAAAACGAATGTTTCGACCTTTATTCCCCGTACTTTCCATTCGTAAACCTGGTGCGGGGATTTTTTTATCCGCACTGTGTCCGGATGTACTCCTGCAAATATTTCAGTTTTTCCTGGTCGCTGATGATTCCGGCGCGGATATTGAAAACGTTTTGTCCAGCACCTGGAGAGAGTTCGACGGTGGCAGCATTGCCCACGCGGCTGGTGCTGGCGGTTTCGGTCTGGGTGGGCACTGAACATCGCCCTTCGACACGCACCCGGCCACCAGCAACAAGGCGGCGCTGCAAATCAGTATTCCTGGTCTGTGCATCAGCTAATTCCTTCGTGTATTTTGCATCGAGGGCGGCAATGTCACGCTGGCGCGTTTGCATATCGCTGATAGTCTCGTTAGCCATCTTCAGGTTGTGAGTAGCGGTATCACGCTGGTCTTTGTACTTCACGGCGTTACCGTGATAGTGACTGGTAGTCCAGCCCAGCGCGGCGGCCAATATAAGCAATGAGACTATTACGCCAGTAGTTATGCGGTTCATGTCACCACCAACGGATTTGCCCTACCAGATAGCCAATAGCAGCGACAAACAGTACCAGCCAGATCAGGATAAATTTCCAGTTTGGTAATTGCTCAATCATTAGTCGCAACTCCCTAATCAGTTTGCTAATATCAATCACAGGTTCTCCCTTGCCTTCATCAAGGTGCAGAAACAGAAAACCCCGACTGTTTGCAGCAATCGGGGTTTTCGCTTTTATATCCTTCGTAAATCAGAAATCGGCAGATTTTGTGTTATCTGCCCCTGTGGCGCCATGTCATTTTTTGGTGAATTATTCCGCTGACAACAATTTATTGTTCAATACCCCAGCACGCCAGCGCCGATTCCTGGTCGCGTCGTATCACCTGGCCGTAACACTGATTTTCCCTGTTGTGGCAGTCTTTGCCGCCGTCATATACCCAACGGCGGATTTCTGCACACGCTCCCTTACGATCTCCTGCGTTGAGCTTCCGGTAAAACGTGGACGGAAAACATTTACCGGGACCGATGTTATACGGACAGAACGACGCAATACCGGTTTTCTGCGGTTCGGTCAGCGGTATATGAACATTTTTATTTACCCATGCCAGCGCTTTATCCCGCTCAATAGCGTTGTAATGGTCGCACTGGCTTTGTGTCAGTCGCTGGCCTTTCACGACAGGTTTACCATCAATACGGGTCACGCCCCGGCATACTGACCAGACACCGCCGTTATCACGAACGGCCACCAGCGTATTTCCTTCCCGTTCCTGTAAAAACTGGTCGAGTAGCTGCGGTGCGCCGGCACCGGCGGCAATCAGCGCCAGCATAGCGGCGGAAAGACCGTATTTAACTTTTGTCCTGAGCGCCATTACTGCCCTCCGGCATTTCAGATACCGCCAGCATCTTTAACGTGCTGTCATGGTCGTTTTTTTCCAGAATCCGGGCGATTAGCCTGTTACGCTCTTCCATCGCGGCAGCTTGCCTTGCCTGAGCCTGCTCTGATTTCTTTTTGTAATGCTTATTAACCAGAAACGTACCAATACCCAGAACAATACCTATCAGCGCGCCATAGTCGTTTAACGTCCACTGGGCGCATATGCCGCTGATTAATGCCCAGATGTAGGCCAGCCATGTCGTATGTTTATCCATTGTCATAACTTCCCCTGTCCGGGAAATGGACTACCCGGATGTCGGGTAAGTGGAAAAAGAAAAGGCCGCGCAATAGCGCAGCCTTGTGATGGGTGCGGGAGCCAATCCCCGCTACGTGGCAGTGGTATACAGAAAATCAGGGGTATAATTTACGCAGCTAATATTTCAAGCCGTCTTCCAAGCGCTGCCAGCGCTTTCTGTATCGTGTCGATTTTCGTCGAGTGCTTCAGATCAAACAATCTGGTCACTTCCTGTTTTTTGATACCCATACGTTGCGCCAGCTCAACCTGAGTTAAGCCGGAACTAATCCAGGCGTTCAAAAGCATAACCTTCGCTACCACACTTGCCGGTACTTCGACAAAATCATCTGTCACGTTACCCGGTTCTGGTATGCGCTCCCCGTCTTCGAAATAAAATTCGAAGGCCGTAACAAGCGCATCAAGCGCGTTTTTCAACGCCTCCTCCCGCGAATCACCCTGAGTAAGGGCTTCCGGTATATCCGGGAACGAGACAACATATCCGCCGCTGTCTGGCGTTAATACTACTGGATATCGCATATTTATCCTGGTGAAGCTGTTCGGGTAACCAGCCCCGGAGGGCTGGTTTGTTATTTCAGGCCTAACTGCTTGAGTATCGCCTTTCTTAGTGGTTCTTTTATCTCGGCGCCAGGATGTCTCGGCATTACGCTTCGATTCCCGTTATATCGCAGTTTCAGATGGTTAGTACCGTTTGAAACTTCGACCCCCTGAGATTCAAGCCACCGCCTGAACTCGCTTTGCTTCACCACTCCTCCATTCTGTTGAACATGCTATTATAGTAAACATTTATGCTTACCATGTCAACATTTTTGATTACTTTTTGGGAGGTGTTAATAAAAAACCCGCTCAATGGCGAGTTCTTTTTGTGTTCATGTCTGTTATTCGCCTCGCGATACAGCTTTGCGAAGCGTACCGGAATTGAAGCAGTTTATACGTAAAAAAGCAATTCTTTTTTACGTATAACAAAATGCATCATGTATTGGGCGATATAGCATATATTCCGCAATCTTCAGCCAATGAGCGATACGCTTCTCACATGTGCTAAAACACCATTCCGGATTAACGTCCTGCAATCGCTCTGCCATTTTGCGCTTACTCATTCCCCGCCCTTCGTAACGCTGGTGAATCAACTTTTTCAGCGCCGGATACTCAGCTAATACAGTACCAATCACGCGGTCAATCAACATGGCCTCGGAATCAGTACAATGCGCCAGCCAGCTTTTTTGTTTCCCGTTCATCATTTCACGAAGAAAGGCCTCCAGCTCTGGCTTGCTTGTTCCTGATTTTTTCAGACGGCGTAAAGCCTCATTGATGGCTGTTTTTGTCAGTTTTCTGGAGGCCAGTAACTGGTTAAACATATTGCCGGGTTTACCGCTGCCGATGTATGACCATCGTCCCCACATACGGAGTTTTCCCTGAATCCACACGCTTTCCAGTGTATTCAGTCGAAAATATTCGCCCGGTTTTCCGGTACTGGTTGGATAAATCATTTCGGTACCACCTTTCCCATGCGTACAAGTTTAATCACTGTCAGTACGATCGCCCTGTTCATCAGACACCGGCGTTCTTCCCTGCTCAGGTGACTGCCGTTATCGATTTCATGATGGCATTCCTGACAAATAGCCGCCGTGGCGCAGTCATCCGTTTTCATTCCCATGCCTTTGCCTTCATTCATGTGCGCGACCTGCGTTCCCCACCGACCACACAGCACGCACTGCTCAATCTGCCCGACGGCTGCCAGCCATTTTTTACTGCGGTAAGTTTTCATTTCAGATAAGAGCACGCACGCCTCCGTACTGGCACATGCCCGAATTCCGGTAACAGGGCGCTTACCGTCCAGTGAATACAGTCATGATTCAGGCTGCGCTCCGTCTTTACCCCCCTGCGCCGGTACTGCTTCACCAGCTCATCCGCCTCTTCGGTGGTACACGCCGGATGCTGAAACCATGTCATTTTCATGCGAACTCCAGCAGATGCGCGGCCACATTTTCAACTTCTTCCGGAGAGGAAAATTTACGAAACAGAATCCAGTTCCACAGGACGTTCAGCACAGCCTTATAGACCTGTTGAAACTCGGTTTCGTCCATACTGGCGAACGCTATGGATTTCGCCCGGCGCCCGCGGCTGCCATCCGGATAAAAATGATCGGTATAAAACCCGGCCTGAACGGTTACCCATTCCCGGAAGGCATCAAAAGATTTAAGAAGGGCGACGTCCCCGGTTCGCAGGGTAGCTACGTTATGGAGGTACTGTTCCGCCGCCTCGTTAAGGGCCGGGGTATATTCCTGGCCTGCGGAGTCGCAAAGAAAATTAACGAACCCGGAGATAAGTTTCTGTTCCCGCGATGTGACCGCGCCGCCCGTTGGCGTCCAGTAGTCGAAACCAATCTGAAGGAGTTTAAAAAAGCGTTTATGAAAGGCGTAGTTGCGGACACGCTTAAAATCGGCGTGTATCCACTCACCGATTTTTACTGAGCGCAGGAAATCCCCACTCTCCGGCGTCGCCGGGAGCAGAAGCCCTGATGAGGTTTGCTTGACCAGTTGTAAATGCGCCATCGTTCTCTCCGGTGGCGCAGTAGATTGGGAGTTCAGCCCGCAGACGAGTATAACAAAGGATGATTATTCATGATAACCGGCCCTGATAGTCAGCTCATTAATCAGGATATCGCTCCCCATGATGTCATTTTGCAACAACGGCAGAAACCGGACATAGCGGCCATCCCGATACATCAATGACCTGTTGCAGTCAGGAAAAAAATCCATTTCAGCAATTACTGTCATGTCATCACGGCGAATAACAGCATATTTATAAGTAAATGTTTTATTTAGTTTTTTCACGGTGTCTCCATAGATAACGAACTTGAGCATTTTTAAAGCACCTTCATTCTCACCATGAATATATAGGAGACTACTAATTATCATTATTAATAAATATGACTATTTTTTGACCACATGCAATGACATTTTCTCTGTGTTCTATTTATAATCTTATAACTGGTTATTTTTTGACATGCTCATTTCCCGGACATTAAAAAACCCGCCGGAGCGGGGTGAATGTGGGTGCATTGAGGATACCTGACACATCAGAGGTGGCGGGGATTTCTCCCCGCCGGGTCTCTTACTCCTCAGATTCGTAAGCCGTGAAGACAGCGACCTCCGTCTGGCCGGTTCGGATGCGTACCTCGCAGAGGTCTTTCCTCGTTACCAGCACCGCCATTACAACGGTGATACAGATGACGATCAGGGCGATTAACATCGCCTTTTGCTGCTTCATAGCCTGCTTCTCCTTGACCTTTCGGTCCGTAAGAGGCTAATCTACGTGTGTAGAGCATAGATGTGGCCTCAGTTTAATGTTAAGCGTCCTGCAAGACGCCGAATGTTAACTGGGGCTTTTCTCTGTCTGCCTTTCACGAATGCTCCAGGCAAACAGCCTCAAGCACCCGCAGCAATTGTACTCAACGCTCTGTGTTACGCCAGCTATTTGTCAGCCTCCACGCAACTGTTATGTATCATTTCGGCGTTCATCACCTTGTACCCCATACCTTCAACAATCATTTCCGCCCGCAGCACATCCGCTGTAAATCCACTGACGGTCGCACGATAAAAAATCCCTCACTCACCGCCCGCAGTTGCGGCATACGCAACAGAATTTCATCAACCAGATGGATATGTTTTCCCCACCAAAGAAAACCATTGGTGATAATCAGACGGGACTCTATACCTCCTTCCTGATATTGAAATTAAAGCATGGCCAAATTGAATTATAGAGTAAACTATATATCTAATGTTACTAAGTTATAGGAGATTCTCCGGTATGTAAAAATTAGAATAGAGGTATAACATTATAAGGAAATTTTTATAGTAGTAATGAGCTTCAACACATTATCAATATTATGAATATAATTTCACCAAGCTTGAGTTTTTCTTTTATGCTTAGTCTTCGGAGTAAGATAATTTAGTAAGGGCAGTGAATTATCGGTGTCTAGTGGAGGCATAATGAAAACATTAAAATCAAGAGGTTGCGTATATATTCTCATATTCTTCGCTACAGTTTTTTCAGCACCCGCACTCGCGTTGCTTTGTCAGGATGAAGGGAGGCCACCTGACTATTGTGCAAAAGTGTGTGGTGCTCTGACTGGTTTTAATATTTTATTTTATTACTTCTGTTTTTAATGGTTTACTGTAGCCAGTCGAGCCGGATAGTAAGTTTATGTCCGGCCGACTATTGATAATCACCATTCAAATATACAGATTTTTTTAATGAGTATTCAACCTGCTCGTTAATACAATAGTTCAATTTTATTGATTGTTCACTCTCTGCTGATATCTGTTGTAACCCCGATAAAATGTCAGTACCCGTTGCATCGTCACGCTGTTCCGGCACTCCGTACAGATAACGTTTCTGGTCCGGTCGTAGGAACTCACCACACCTTCCGGTGTTTTCAGAAAGCGGTTAATCCTGGCATCTTCACGTTTCTGCTTCCAAAGCCGGAAAGCCTGTTCCGAAGGGAAAATACCGTTTCTCCCGGCCTGATACAGATCCCCACAACTTTCCGCCTTTTCCAGGTAGTGACGGGCTGTAAAAATAGTTAACCCCGTTATCTTCCGCAGCTCTCCAAACGTCATCCGACCATGTGTTCGCACCAGTTCCGTCAGGCGCTTCTGTATTTCAGCTTTCTGCGCCAGTGTGTAATTTCTGCTCATGAAAACCCTCCGGAAAATTATTTCACCGCCCTGAGATAGCTGACGTTCGGGCGCCAGCTCCCCCAGTCAAAATTCACCCACCGCCCACCATTCATGGTCATTCTGTCCATAACCCGCTGGCCTGCCAGATTCGTCAGCGCCTCGTGGTTAAGATTTGTCAACATTCCCACACTTCGCATCGAGGCCGTCCGACGGTCCACAATCTGGTGTAGCGTCACCTGCTCGTTTCTGGTTTCACGTTGCACGCCAACCTCATCGAGGATCAGCAGATCAACCCCGCACAATTCACGCAGAAATTTCTCGCCAGATTTCCCGTCATCGTAGCTGGCATGAAGCGCACTCATCACATCGGCGACGGTGATAACAATCACACTGCGTCCGGCATTCATCAGACGATTGCCAATGGCAGCGGCCAGATGATTTTTTCCGGTACCGGGATTCCCGCTGAACACGAAGTTCGTGCAGCCAGTATCCAGTTCACCAGCAATGGATTTAGCCTGACTGAGTGCATGGCGCTGGCCGTCGTTCTGTATCCGGTAATTTGCGAACGAGCATCCGCGATGCAGCCGCTGAATCCCGGCCCGACCGAAGATTTTTTCTGCCCTCGCCTGACGATTCTGACGATCAATTTCTTCGCAACTCCTGCGCCCTTCGGCGAGTTGCCATTCCCGCCACTCCTCCGGCGTCCGGAACGGTGCTGCGCGTTCGGCAGACTGTGGCGCCAGTTTCCTGATTCTGGCCAGAATCCCGCTATTTGCGATATTTTTCATGGTCTGTCACCCCCTGAAACCTGGTGGAATTACGTTGTCCGGTGGCGGTAAGTCCTGAATCCTCGAAGGTCTGTCGCGGCCACGGTGGCCTCCCGGCGGTTTGCCAGATCCTGAATCTGGCGCAAACAATCCCCGGTACTCGTTGGCGATGCTGTGGCGGATCACGACCTCCGGCAAAATCCCCTGCTGGCGGTAGTCGTCCAGCTTCCGGACAGCCCCTGTCGCTCCCTGCGGTGTTTTCACGGGTTTGCCCAGCGCACGGCGAAATTTGACCCATTCAGCCCACAACGGGGCCGGAAGCCAGTCGGGAAGTTCGACGTTCAGCGGGTTGAATTTTTCATCCCGATTTTTTTTCACAGGTTCACCTCCCCCGATCTCAGCCCTCCCGACAGGGGAGGGTTTGGGTGGGGTTAGATCTTTTAATTCTTTTTCTTCCTCTTCCTCTTCCTCTGGTAACGCTTTTTGATCGCTTTTTGTAACGCTCACAGCGTTACATTTTCTGGATGTTTCACGTACTTTTGTAACGCGCTTATTTGTAAGTGCCCGTTTTTTCGATGATTCTCCGTTATGGCGTTCAAAATTAGGGATCGACAGTTTTCCATCACATTCCGTAAGCCAGCCGACACTAATCAGCGCATCAGCAAAACCAGTCGCAAATGTGATACGGTCTATTGCGTTTTTTGTAACGCTCACAGCGTTACAGTTTGCGTTACCATCGATAGTCTGCTGGTCAGCCCACACCCAAAGCCGTATTAACTTGCCCAGAACAGCATCCGGATCGAGCGAAAGACGCTCAGCCAGATGGTAGATTTCCGGTTTATCAGGTGTGATAACTTCGACCTTTATCCAGTTAGAAGCCATTTTGTACTCACTTTGTAACGCTGGCAGCGTTACAGTTTTTGATTATTGCAACACATGCCGCTATTCGGCCTGTTGGTGCCGAACCTTCCCCCAGTGATAATCTGTTGTTCCCCAACAAACAGAACCGAAGGAGGTTCGACATGAGTCAAAAAATAGATATGTTTTCGCTTCTTCGTAAACATGCAGCCCACATCGCCAGCAAAAAAGACTGGTTTTCTGACACCAAGAAAACGATGCCTTCTCTTAAGGCGTGGCTCCATGCGGAACAATTGCTTCGGCTTGACCTGTTGCTTATCAGGCACAGAGAAAAATTTGCAACTGTATGGGAACCATTGTCGGGGCGCAGGGCGCTTAACCATCTGCTTTTTGTTCGCACAAACTGGCCACCAGCTCAGATAAGTGAGCTTTCCTTTGATCATATTTTGCTGATTCTTCACGAAGACCTGACATCGCTGGGAGAAGATATGGATCTGCCAGGATTGCCTGACCATGTAAAAACTGAGCGGGACTACGCCATTCATAAGAACGTCCCATATCGTACCGGACTAATTCCCTGCACAGAGGACGAATGGGATCACACTCTTTGCGAGATAGTCCAAGGTTTGCGTATCCCTGAATAAAAGGGAGTCTGGCTTGATAAGAAATAAACCGCGTTCTGGCTTCATTCCGCTCGCGTTCCCGTTCCTGAAGTCCCAGGAGCATATTTCCTTTAGCAATCAGCCATAAGGCCAGTTCTTGATCTTCCAGCCCGCCAGCCCAGATATGCGGGCTGTCTTTAAAAACGGTCAGCGTTATTTTCTCGCTCATATTTACTCCTGTCTGTTCTGACGTGGATGAATCAATACTCACTGGTCATGTCTCTGGTACTGCTGGCGATAACCGCTACGTAACGCCTGTAACGCATATATGGCCTCGTCACACTCCCGCTCAAAATCCGCCAGCGGCGCGCCAAGAAGTACCGCGCTGGCCACTGCGGTTTTTTTAAAAGCTGTGAAAGCAGGTATTCAATGCTCTGCCCTGCCGTTATGCGTTTATGCAGTTCCGGCGCGCTTTCGCGGATCGCCTCCAGAATAGCGGGGATCAGCGCAGAGAATTTCTCGCAGTGCTCCGCCGTTTCCCGTTTCCGCCAGCGCTGAAAAATGTTTATCCGGTTACGGCGCCATGCGTCGTAATCCACCGTTCCGTCGTCACGCTCGATACGGTGAACCGCTATTTCCGGTCGCGCCGGCTGCTCCAGGAATGCGCGGGTGATCAGCTGCGTGGCTGTTTCCTGGGTTATCTGTAGATATGCCAGCCATGACGATAACGCCTGACTGGCTGTTTCAGGGGTGATCATGGTTGTTCACCCCCTGAGGCTTTACCGACGGTATGATGTGTTCATGCGTAAGAGGTAAACCATCGGTAGGGTTTGGGTAAATATCAGGCCGGATTTCATGCGGTGTGATTTCCCACCTCATCAAATCACACAGTGGAATCACACGCTTCGCTGGAACCTGAGAATTCAGCCATTGCCAGACGGTTTGCTGTTTACATCCCATTGCGCGACCTATTTCATCTTGTGTAAGTGCAGCTTTAATTTTGTCTCTAATCGTTTCTCGCATTTGTATTCACTCCTGGTAGAACAACTGCGAGACTACAGTAAATTACTGTTAATGGTCAACAATAATTTACTGTGGAGATTTTCACAGTATTTACCTGTAAAATTGAGAAATGATGACAGCTTTAGAAGTATCAATGTATAGAATCAGCAGGCTCCTCAGCGAAACGGGATGGAGTCAGGCAGAGCTCGCCCGCAGAATTGGTGTTACTCAGCAAACAGTGCAGCAATGGGTAAGTGGTCGTGCAACTCCCAAACCTGCCAGCTTGGATAAGCTAGTTGAGGTAACCGGGCATCCATTGTACTGGTTCATGTTGCCACCAGAAGAAGGCGATCAAGTAGTTGTCCCCGATACGATAAAAATCGGGCCGCGGCAAAAGGAGTTACTCCAGACATTCGAGGCATTTCCGGAGCAGGATCAGGAGTTGATGCTTCAGGAAATGAAGGAGAAAAAAGAGTCTATGGAAAGAACTGTTGCCCGGTGGCTTGCGGCACAGAAAGGGCGACGAGCGTGAATACCAAGTACAGAAAATTATTGGCTGGCAGATCTATGTTTTTTCTGTATTTCAGCAATTATCTCTTCTACTGCCACCTTCTGAATTATTACTACTTTTCCACCAAACATCATACAAAATCCGGCACAAACAAGGCGCCATCCTGTTTTTATGTTGAAAGAGGATAAGTTATCAGTGGATAGTTCCAGAGTTATCACAATAGAATTTCCTTTTAGCGAACCTGAAATTTACAATATCTTAACCGAACAGGGGATTAAGTACAAAACCCCAGGGGATTTTGGCCTGGCTTTTGACTCCATTGATCTTCAAGTTTTTGTTGATATTGTTAGCTCTCCTTCAGTTCTGCCATCATTAGCGAGTGTATGTGTCGCTTACCTTCGTCGCAACAGAGGAAAAAGGATTGTAATAAAACGAGGTGATGAGGTGATCGATCTCAAAGGCTACAGTGTGAAGGAAGTTTCCGAACTCCTGAAACTGACAACAGATATAAAAATAACCGACAAAAACGACTGACACAAGCATATACCAAGCATTGTGTCATGCTACTGTCCCGCTTTTGCGGGATTTTTTACGCCGACACCAACAGTATTTTATTGTTGACATCTGACAGTTATTTACTGTAGATTAATTTTACCAACCCACTCTACCCCACAGAACGCCGGGCAATACTTCGAGTTACCAGGCAGTGGTCAGGAGTTAAGTAGCCAGCCTGAGGCATACGAACATGACGGCAGTTGTTGTTAAGTAACAAGCGCAGTAGATAAAACGTTCCGCCGCCGGGCGTTAAGCGGATGAGGGAAAAATGAAAGCAATCGACTTAGGCAACAATGAATCTGTGGTTTATGGCGTATTTCCCAATAATGACGGTACGTTTACCGCCATGACGTTTACCAGAAGCAAAACTTTCAAAACTGAAGCTGGCGCACAACGCTGGTTAACAAGAAACCATTGTGAGTAAGAGCCAGACAGGAAGCCGGATTCAGAAAAGCATCCGGCGCAACACGAAAGCGCACTACGCAGAACCTTAATTAAGCTGGCAACACAGGAACCAGTGAGGTATGAGATGAACTTCAGAGAATTACCGATATCAGTCCAGAACATCGCAGCTCAACTGCTGGCGGATAAAATGCCGTGTGCCACCAACACCAGTGAAAACGAACCAGCAATGGCACTCGCCCAGAATATCAGCGATGCCTTCACCCGGCTTTATAATCCGATGAAAACCTACACCATTAACTATGACCCTGGTCGCCCTGGCCCTATAAGCGCGGAGGAGGAGCCGGAGCAAATTTAGCTATTTCATCCGCCAGCGCTATACATTCCTGAAACCCGGATGCGCGTAATTCATCGAGAATAACGTTTGCTTCACATGAATTATGAAGCTTGTAAAGGATAAGGGCGAGAGCATATTTAATCGCAACAAGCTCATTGGTGGATGCTTTTATTTTAGTTGTCATAACGGATTTCCTTTTACTGGTTGTGTGAGAACTCCAGTATACCACCGCCCCGATGTGGATAAAGACGGGCGTCAGCTCCACGATACGGAGCACATAACACGAAAGCGCGTTCGCTACTTAACTAAGGTTGTCGTTAAATCCACCGTCCTGGTTGAGCGCGCTTCCGGTTGCGAGTGGAACCCGTGACATTGCTGTGTGTAGTCTTTGGCGGTACCAGTTCATTCCTTTCTGGTATCCGCCCTTTTTAAACCGGAGATATGACCATGAGCACCATCGGTATTTATCTGGAGGGAGCCGACGCCACAATTAAACCCGTAAACATTCATCGTGTCGGTGTTGAAATTGAAGGTATTTCATTATCTGAACTGGTTGAATCGGTTGATGACACCCCGGAACTTCTTGATGTCATCGGCGAGAAAAATATAGCCCGCTGGATTTCCACCAGAAATAAACTCGACAGCTTTCTTGATTACTTCGACCACCGCGATGTGGCTGACTGGCTTGAAATAAGGATCAATGAATTACAACAGGAGGACTGAAAAATGAAACACCAGCACTACGGTACGATGGAGGTCATACGGCAATGTGCGGTTCCCGGAACAATGGTTAAATATAATGACCGGATTTATAAAGCCACGGCTAATACCAGGGGAAAACTGACGTTAACAAATATTCGTGAAAATATTACCATCCGGGATTTAGTTATAGAAATTTATCTTGATGGTAAAGGCGAACCACTGACAAACTGATTAATTTAACAATACCATTTTTTAAATCATGCCAGCAATGGCAGGTATTCACTCAACCTGAAAAAGGAAATAAAAATGAAAAGCAAAAAACCTTCTGAATCTGTATTACAGGAACTCGATGAATTAACCAGGCGTATGTTTAATATTTGCATGAAAAATAACATGGCTATGGTTGCTGGTTATTCATACGAGTTAAGCAGAAACGAAGATGGCTGGGAGTTTGAAAAATACATAAGCGCATATATAGATGAAAAAGCCGGGGCATATAACTCTTCCATAGCCGCAGCAGCCATGTTGCTCAAAGTGAAAGACGTCCCCATGGAGGTTATTGGTGCATTGAAGAGCCTGTCTGTTGCCAGTGATTTTGCGCGGGCGATGTCTGAGGCCTCAAAGGAAAAAAGCCTGCATTAAATGCAGGCGCTTCCCCGGCTTTACATCCCGGCGATGCTGAGGTGAGCGACCAGACCCACCACCAGAGACATGACCAGTGAGCACCCGGAGAGGATTTTCACTGGCAAAACGATTTTAATCTTAACTGAGGTTAAAAAACAATGAGTGAAAATAAAGAAGATTTTGCGTTGCACTGCCTTGTTAAAAATGAAGAGGCCAGAAAGCGGCTTGGAATAAAAGCAGGTTTCTTCTGGACTACAGCTAAAAAACTGTCGGTAGCCATTTCCCGCTGCATTGCTGCTATGGACGATAAGGGTTATGACGAGGACGACTTTAAAAAACCCGTTCGTGTAAATCTTCCTGCTATTGGCGACCTTCCCCCTGAAGGTGTGTTTGATACTGAATTCTGCAACCGTTACGAAAAAGGCGGCGAAGACGGAAAAACCATGATGCTGATCCCAGGCGCGGTTCCCGCAGACCAGTTTCATGAACAAATGGCAGCAGATGATGACGCCAGCAGTGACAAGGCCTCCATGGATACTCCGGCTGACAGTGACAATACTGCCGGCGATCCCCTCCCCGCTTACGCTTATAACGTTAACGGCGAACCGATGGCTGATGTTGAAAAATCGATGTTTCATCCTGTCGCCACGCTGAGCGAACGCCATCGCATACTTTCTCAGTTCATTCTTGAAGATAAATTTTCACATCAAATCACGCCGGAACAGCTTGCCGAAGTCAGCCGCATGGAGCTGGAGATGGGTGACAACTATATCCAGGATATGTTGCTCGCCTGCCATAATGTGCCAGGTGTACAAAAGCTGGATACTCCAGGCCTGTGGAAATTTACTGATGCCTTTAAACGGATTTTTCCGCGTGATAGGCAACACACGCTGCATATGAAGATTAATTTTGCGCAGGCATACGCTGACGCCCCCCCCATCGACCGCGGTCTGCTGGTCAAAGAGTGGCAGAAAGGAAATCGCGTATCCTCCATCAACCGGACACAATCAGGCGCTAACGCTGGCGGTGGCATCCTTACCGATCGTGGGGAAGGTGTTATTCACGGTAAAGTATCACTGGCCCGTGACGTTGCAATGGGTGTACTCGCCCGCTCAATGGACCTGGATATTTACAACCTGCATCAGGCGCATTCAAAACGAGTGGATGAAATTGTCGCGGACAATAAACCACCCTTTGATGCGTTCTTTAAGGCTTTTCTGAACATGCCGGGCGGTATGGATTATTCCCGCGCCATCGTGGTTGCGTCAGTGAAAGAAGCGCCGATCGGGATTGAAGCCATACCTGCACGCGTTACTGAGTATCTCAACCGTGTACTTACCGAAACCGACCACGCCAGCCCCGACCCGCTTATTGTTGATATCGCCTGTGGCCGTACATCTCAGCCCATGCCAGTGAAAGGGAGCGCAAACGATGATGAAGAAAAACCGCAACCGACAGGCGAACTGGCAGATGAACCAGCAACGCCTGAAGCAGTGGAACAGGACACAACTGAACATCATCCGGACCCGCAGCCGCTGGAGAATGAGCCACCTGTAAGCCAGACAGAAGCAGGCTACCGGAAAATACGGGCAGAACTGCACGAAGCACGTAAAAACATTCCACCCAAAAACCCGGTTGATGTTGTTGGTAAACAACTGGCAGCCGCGCGCGGTGAATATATCGAAGGCATCAGCGACCTGAACGATCCGAAGTGGGTGAAGACAGAGACAAGCCCGCGGACCAATAAGCCGGAAATAGTAACAAAAGTGGCGAATGGCATTTTCGACGTTACAGCACTGCTGAAAGGGTCATCAATTCATGGCGAAAAACAGGAAGTGGAAACCACCGTCAGCGAACCAGATATGCCGGAAACAAAGCCAGAACCGCAATACACCTGGCCGGAATACTTCGAACCAGGCCGTTATGAAGGCGTGCCGAACGATATTTATCATGCGGCCAACGGTATCAGCTCCACAATGGTAAAAGATGCACGGGTAAGTCTGATGTATTACGAAGGTCGTCATGTATCTAAAACCATCAAAAAAGAACGTTCAAAAGTTCTGGATATGGGAAATCTGGTACATGTACTGGCGTTACAGCCTGAAATTCTGGATGCAGAGTTCAGTATTGAGCCTGAAATCCCGGAAGGCGCCCTCACGACGACAGCGACGATCCGGGCGGTTATTGATGAATATAACGCCAGCCTGACGCCACAGTTAAGCGCTGACGAGATCAAAACTTTGCTGGAGGAATATAACTCCAGTCTGCCCGCACCGGTTCCTTTAGGCGGCGACAAAGATGCAATTGGCGTTGCGTACCTGGAGTTACCTGACGATTTCAAACGAATCGTTGGTGACGATAAAAACTTTACCGCCTCTACAATGAAGGCCTGCATAAAGGAATACAACGCCACCCTACCGCCACAGGTGAGAACCAGTGGCAACCGCGACGCGCTTCTTGAGCAACTGGCAATCATCAATCCTGATCTCGTTGCGCAGGAAGCACAGAAGCCCCAACCGCTGAAAGTATCCGGTGCCAAAGCGGATCTGATTCAGGCAGTGAAATCCGTCAAGCCGGATGCGGTATTCGCCGACGAGCTGCTTGACGCATGGCGTGAAAACCCGGGCAATAAAATCCTGGTTACCCGCCAGCAGTACGAGACTGCGCTGGCTATCCAGTCTGCTCTCTACGCTCATCCGGAGGCCGGAAAATTACTACAGAACCCCACACGTGCCGTCGAAGTCAGCTACTTCGGCATCGATGACGATACAGGGCTGGACATCCGTGTTCGCCCGGATGTTGAACTCGAGTACGAAGGTCTGCGCATTGGCTTCGACCTGAAAACAATCAGCATGTGGGATGTGAAAGAAGACTCCCTGAAATCACGGCTTCACCGCGAAATAACCATGCGCGATTACCACCTCAGCGCCGGTATGTACTGCAACGTAGCCGACCTGGACAAATTCGCCTGGATCTTCGTGAACAAAGACGAAGGCTATCACTGGGTGGCCGTTGTGTGGGCGTCTGATTCACTGCTGGAACTCGGGAAGCTTGAGTATCGCCGGACCATCCGCGCTATCGCCAACGCAATGGATACAGGCGAATGGCCTGCGCCGGTCACCGCAGACTACACCGACGAACTGAACGATTACGACCTGCGCCGCCTCGAAGCGCTTCGTGAAATGGCATAAGGGGAAACATAAATGTCCACTTCAATAGCTACAACTGATAACCAGACACAGAAAATAGACAATGTTTCTATCCTGACAAATGGTGAACTGTTTAACCGCCTGCGTACGCTTTCAGAGGTCATGGCTAACAGCGGTAATTTTGTCCCTGCTCACTTTCGCGGTAAACCAGACTCCTGCATGGCTGTCGTGATGCAGGCTGCGCGCTGGGGCATGGACCCGTTCGCTGTCGCACAGAAAACCTTTATCGTGGGAGATTCCGGTGTCCTGGGTTATGAGGCTCAACTGGTTAACGCCGTTGTTAACAGCATGGCCCCTACTAAAGATCGCATTCACTTCGAATGGTTTGGTACATGGGAAAATATTGTTGGGCGTTTCGTGGAGAAAACCAGCACCAAAGGAAATAAATATATTGTTCCTGGCTGGAGCCTGGCCGATGAAAAAGGAGTTGGCGTACGCGCATATGCCACGTTGAAAGGTGAAAGTGAACCACGGGAGCTTATTCTGATGCTCTCTCAGGCTCAGGTACGAAATTCAACACTATGGGCATCAGATCCACGTCAGCAACTGGCCTACCTTGCGGTGAAACGCTGGGCTCGTCTGTACTGCCCAGACGTTATTCTTGGCGTTTACACACCAGATGAACTGGAAGAGCGGAATGAGAAAATTATCAATCCTGCCCCACAGGAAAACATCACCATGCGTGATATCAACAATAGCGCCCAGGAAACAACCACCACCGGGCAGGAGCCGACAACAAACGTTGATGCTGTGGCTGATGAATTCCGTACTCGTATCAATTCTGCTGAAACGCTGGAAGATGCAACCGCAGTCGGAAACGATATCAATTCGGCGAAACCCACGTTAGGCACAGCACTTTTTACTGAGTTGAAAAATAAGGCCACACGCCGCTATCACCTGGTTAAACATCGCAATCTGGTTGAGACAGCCATTAATGCTATTCCGCGTCCAGGAGAACCAGAATCCGTGGCGGGTTTTGAAGCAGCCGAAAAGGTACTCACTGCGGCAAAACGGCATATTGGCGACGAGTTGTACGACAAGTACCGCATCAATCTTAACGATATGAAGCCGGAATACATAACCGCATAACGGAGGCTGGCGGTCGCTGACCGCCTGAAATGATAATGAACAAAATCACTGCATTACCCGTAGAGCGCGATCATTACGGTTACTGGACTCACCCGCTGTACGAACAGTTTTGCGATGGTCGTGAGGTTATCTCTCCGGACGAGTTTAATACCTGGCTGGAGGCTAACGGTCTGGAATGGAAAATCTCTTACCGGGATGATGAGGAAATTGATCCTGACGTTGACGGATACGACATTTCTGCCTGGCAACCAGAAGCCCCTGAAGGTGAAGGATGGTTTGTCGGTTCCATTCACGACACCGAAGACGGCGAGGTCTGTATCTGGTTACGCAACGTGCAGGACGGTCATTATGAGTAACAAAATTGTCTTTGTGAACGGCAAATCAAAGTGTGGTTGTGTAATGGCATTCAGTGACGGCGGCGGCGAATACTCAGACGTTCACACAATAATCCCGTGCGCCGAACATTCCATGCCTGAATCGGCACTTACTCAGCGTGATGATATGCGACAGGTGCGCGAACAACTGGAAGAAGCAGAAAAGCAAGTGGAAGAATTAACGATGTGGATTAAGCGTCTGGCCCACTCGCTTAGAAACGCCAGGCCGAACAGCAAGTTACACGGCGCCTCAATGAACTATTTGAGCCGTAAAGGGTTAATCAGTGTGGAGGATGTATTGCGATGAGCAATAACAAACTAACAGACAGGAAAATAGCTGAAATTCTGGCGCGCGCTGAAATCTGCGACGATTCAGTTTTGACTGACTACACCGATATTGCAGCGGCGATGCGAGAGCTACAGGAACGCCGCAGGCTGGACGGGATACAGCACGCTGTCTGTGAGGTGTGTGGAGCGCCGTGTAATAATCCCAATCACCCACAAATGGCTGTGGCACATGAGTATAGCGCCCAGCCAGTGCCGGTAGTGTCATTTTATCGTGATGGCATTGAGGCCGCGGCTTCCTGGGTAGATAAGCAGAGACAAGCATTCGATAACGAACACGGACGGTACGACTCTGACACCGGTGCGTTTGAGTTTGGTAATGACACCCAACACGATTGGTCATACGCATTAGCTGAGTTAGCAGATGGCATCCGGGGATTGCATCCAAACGCGGGGGGCAATTCTCCGGTAATTCCGGATGGCTGGAAACTGGCCCCCGAAAAGGCAGACGAAGACATGATTGCTGAAGGAAATATTATGGCGTCATGCATGATTGAGACAGTCGGGAAAGTTGACGTGTCATTAATTTATGGTGCGATGCTGGCAGCAGCACCGGAAAAGGAGACCGGGCCATGTACAAAATAACCGCCATCGTCAAAAAGCCGGGTAATTCCCCGACAAACTGGGTTCGTTTTTCTGACAAAAAAATGAATAAAGCCGAGTGTGAAAAAATGTTGTCCGGCAGAACTGAAGCCGGAAAATCACGCGAAGAGAAAGTCACGCTGGAAGAGTTTAAATGTATTAAGGAATAAAGATCGCCTCCTGAATAATTAATTAACCGTAAAAATGCTTTTAAACACCGCTCACGCGGCGGGATTCGTACAGCCTGAATGAGGGAGGTAATTGCAGCATGAAGAAGCCTGTCTGTATGTTCTGCGGCGCCCCGGCCACCCTGCTTTGTGACGGGATCATCGGCTGGGATGCCGATGAGGATGAACACGGGCACATGACAAAATGTCGAGCCATGTTCACCTGCGATGCGCCCGTGTGCCGGAACTGCGTTACATGGCATGGCAACATATTTTTCGATGGAAAGATCCGGATGATGGATACACGCGACCTTTGCCCCCTGTGCCAGAAGTTACACGAAGCCGGCGAATCCATACGCGTTGCAGAGCACCGGAAAAACTCTGCTCTGCCGCAACCCTGCCTGACTGAAGAGCGGGCTGACAGGATACGCGCCGCGCATTGGGCAGGATTTACAGGACGGCGCGCCGGAGATGTAAAAGTTTTACCGGGCGGCGGTCAGCAGTCCTTCAAATTTTAACCTGATCATTGATGTTCAACCCCGACCGACCGCCACGCCGTATAGTTGGCGGCGGTCATGAAGTAAAGAGACATGACTATGAGCTTTGTGAGACTTGAAACCTGGGGTGAATTAAATTATCCCGATGATCCACCACCTCTCACAACACTAAGACGATGGGCGCGAAACGGAAATATTTACCCGACCCCAGTATTACATGGCAGGACGTATCGGGTTGATCCGGACGCGTTTTATATCAAGCCGAATAAAGTGGGACTGGTGCTTGAACAGCACCACCCAAACGGGCGCACCGGAAAACCGAGTGCATTGCTGGAGAAGTTGATCAGTGAGTCGAAAAAAGTACGATGCTAACCTTCCGAGGAACCTCACCTACCGTAAGGCCAGTAAATCTTTTTTCTGGCGTAACCCGGTAACTGACAAGGAATTTCCGCTCGGTCAGATCGCCCGCAGGGACGCTATCACACAGGCCATAGAGGCAAACAACTTCATAGCGCAAAACCACACGCCAGTGGCGCTTATTGAAAAGCTAAAAGGAACTGACTCATTCACTGTGTCCGCATGGATTGATCACTATGAGGTTTTATTACAGCGCCGGAGTCTGTCGGTTAATACCTACAAGATTCGCGGTAATCAATTAGCGACCGTACGCGAAAAAATGGGGGAAATAATACTGGCAGAAGTAACAACTAGGCACATTGCCAAGTTTCTTGAGTCGTGGATAACCGAGGGAAAAAACACTATGGCGGGAGCAATGAGATCAGTTCTATCTGACATGTTCAGAGAGGCTATTGTCGAAGGGCATATTGTGAAAAACCCGGTGGAAGCAACCCGGATACCAGAGATTAAGGTGGCCAGGGAACGCCTGCAACTGGAAACGTATAACGCCACACGAGCGGCAGCAGAGCATATGCCTGCATGGTTCCCTCTCGCGATGGATTTAGCGCTCGTTACTGGTCAACGTAGGGAGGATATCGTAAATATGAAATTTAGTGATGTTTTTGACAACCGCTTATACGTAACTCAGATTAAAACCGGAATGAAAATAGCCATTCCCCTCTCCCTGACACTTCGGGCGACGGGGTTACGTCTGGGAACGGTAATCGATCGCTGCCGACTGGTAAGCCGCACTGATTTCATGATCAGTGCCGGAATCAGGAAAAATAGCCCAACCGGGAATATTCATCCGGATGGATTGACAAAGACATTTGTAAAAGCAAGAAAAGCCTCCGGTGTTAACTTCAGCAATAATCCACCGACATTTCACGAGATCCGAAGTCTGGCCGGGCGGCTGTACAAAAACGAGCACGGCGAGGTGTTCGCCCAAAAACTCCTGGGCCACACATCAGCGAACACCACGAAACTCTATCTCGATGAGCGTGATGATAAAGCTTATATGATGCTCTAATACTCCAATTTTCGTTGTGAAATAAATGTTAAATTTAATTTGATTGTGATATAACCAAAAAGACCGGAATACAGAAATTCGGAAAAATTTCGGAAAATTTCGGATTACTGATTGTAAGTGACTGTTTTATAAGAAAAATAAAAAGAGACCGAATACGATTCCTGTATTCGGTCCAGGGAAATGGCTCTTGGGAGAGAGCCGTGCGCTAAAAGTTGGCATTAATGCAGGCTAAGTCGCCTTGCCCTTTAAGAATAGATGACGACGCCAGGTTTTCCAGTTTGTGACGAAGGGGATTGAAAAAACCTGACGTTTTGTCTGTCATCGAAGATAAAAAAACCGTAAGCCTTTTCGTGAAGGTTTACGGTTTTTTATTAAAAATCAGTCAGCTATTTGGATGGATCACAAAGCTTTTCCGCACGTTCGATAAACGGCGCCAGACTCATTTTCTCACCGGGCTTCGCCGGGTTATCGATTTGAATGACAGCAATAGGCTGAGCGCGCGTTTTACCCTCCGCTACTTGCTGTTCGGCAATAGCATTCAAGGGATACTGCACCAGCGTACTGGGGTTGATCGCATAGAGCGCCTGGCCAGGCCGACAGGTCAACATGACCTCTTCCCGATTAAAGGCCCACTTGTCTTTTCCTACTTCAAAACGACTTACGGTAATTACCTGCGGCGTCGCCAGTGCAACGCCTGAAGTTGCCAGCAGAAGCGCCGGAAGGAGTATTTTTTTCAT